ATAATAAAAATGCTAAAAAAGGTGAAAATACTTGGACTGGTAAAATACGTAAAATCAAAGAAATGAATTTGCGTGAAGGTGAAGTAAACGGATTCGATATCGGAACTTGTCGTGGCATGCGTCAGGTTATGGATATGAGTAATGCTTCTATATTGAAGCAGCTCCGACTGGATGAATCAGAATATTCTGATATGCTAGCAGAACAAAGAGAAATGATAACAAAGCTTCGTGATGATTTGGACAATTACAAAGAAATTTCTCGTATTTTATTACGTGAAAATATTGATCTTAAAGATTATATGGAAGAACATAATTTAATAGAGCCGGATAATTTAGTTGATTTGAATGAACTATTCTCCTGCTTCTCCTCTGATGAAGAGGAAGAAACGGAGGTGACTGGTGATGATGAATCCGGATCTGATTCAAGAGCTTCCGAAGCTTAATTATTGTGAACAGGGAAATAAGATTTTTGTAAAGCCTGGAGTTTACCCATTATCTTCACGCAAACTTGAAGGTTTTATGAAAATTGCAAATCTTCAGAAATATTATCAATGCAATCCTGTAAGATTTATAAATGATTTTTTTAATATAGAATTACTTGATGCACAGGCATGGGTAATTCAGAGAGCCTGGAACTGTCCGAATGTTTTGTTAGTGTGCACCCGTGGATTCGGTAAATCTACATTGATAGATATTATGATCATGGCGAAAGATATGCTATTTAATAACTATTGGACCTATATTGCTTCCGGTTCTGGATCGCAGGCTGAACAAACGTTTACGACGCTTGAAAGGCTTGCGAATGATAATATAGATACTATGCTTGGTTCTACAGGTTATATTTTTAAGGCAGAAATTGAAATTAAAAATGCTGCTGGAGATGGCTTCAGTCATTCTTCTAATGGATTCTCATATTCTCTTTATAATGGTTCATTTACTCAAACACTTAACAGTAATGTAGATAAAAAAAGAGGTATGCGTGGTAGTGTTGTATTTGATGAATGTGGATTCCTTGATGAAGAAATGATGTCGGTATATGCAGCTTTTGCAATTGTAAATAAAAGCTTTAAGTCTGGTAAGGATCGTGATGGCAAATCAATCGATCGTAACCGTCTAAGATGTATTCCATCAAATATTCCAAACCAATTATTTTATATTTCTTCTGCTTCTTCTACAGATACAAAATTCTATAAGTTATATAGAGATTTTAGCAAAAGACAACTCATGGGAGATCCTGATTATTTTGTAGCTCATATTGATTGTGAAGTTGCATTTAAACCAACTATTCGTGGAGAAACAATGGAGCCTTTGTTAACACCAGGTACAGTAGCTGCAGAAATGCGTTCTAATCCAGAAAAAGCGCGTAGAGAGTATTATTGTGAATTTACTTCTGATGCAGGTGCCAATGCGATTATTCGTAGAGGTGTTATTGCGCGTAATGAAGTGATTCGTAAACCAGTGTTATATAACGATACTGGTAAAAGAAAAATTGTTATCGCATATGACCCGGCTCGAAGTCGAGATAATTCGGTAATTTTGGTTTGTGAAATTTACTCTGAAAAAAATCAAGATGGGGATCTTGAATATAAAATGAGACTTTTAAATTGTATAAATCTTATTGATATAAGCAATAAAAAGAAAAAGAAACCTATGCAAACACCAGCCCAGATTGAATATTTGAAACAAGTTATTCTCGATTATAACCAGGGTGGGGATGAAAACTACAGCAATATTCTCGGAGTTTATATTGATGCCGGTTCTGGTGGTGGTGGTGTTAATATTGCTGACTATTTAATGCCTGATTGGAAAGATAAATCCGGTAAAACTCATAGAGGACTGATTGACAAAGAATATTCAGAAGAATATGTTAAAAAATTCCCAAATGCAGTCAATAAGCTTCATTTAATGGAACCAACTAAATACAAATCAGAAATGTATGAAGCCATGATTGAGATGATAAATCAGGATAAAATTGAGTTTACGGCCACATACGATAACAAAGGATATCTTACAATATTTGATATTGATAAGGATAAATATGAAAAAACTAAAAAAGATCTAATTGCCAAATATAAAAAACAGAAAATGACAGATGAAGAAATTGATTACAATGTTCAAAAAGAATTAGATAAACTTCAAAATGTTAAGAGCCATATTGAAAAATTAAATTGGCAAGAAGAAGCTTCTCTCTCAAGTATCGATGCATTAAAAGAGGAACTTGTAAATATGATCCGTATTCCACGACAATCAGGAAAAGATTCATTTGAATTGTGTCCTGAAAAAGCTAACCGTCTTCATGATGATAGAGCTTACGTTACATGTATGTGTTCTTATGCTCTTCAAACTGAACGCCGGAAAAATATTACTGCAAAACGTAAACCTAAAGTTGACAAATCGTTAGTTCAAAAACTTACGATTAGAAAAGGCGTTGTACATTCTATGTTCGAAACTTAATATAATTATATGATATTTCAAAGGAGGTGCTGTTACTTGGCTAGACAACAAGGAAATATTTCTGCAAAAAAAGTTTCTACTGCAAAAAAAATTGATCCAGCACCTTCTCAGCTGAATAATACGGCTGAAATGCGTGATTGGTATCAAAAAAATAAAAAAAATATTGAAAATTATGCTGCTGCTATGGAAGGAGCAAAATCTCTTCGTGATATCACTAAGACAAGCACTAAAGCAGTGACAGCTTATAGTAAGGACAGTCTTCGTACTTACCTGCAAAATATTGGAAGTAATGAAAAGAATTTAAGAAATTTATCAAGATATCTTTATTATCGATGTCATGCTTATTATAGATTAATTGCATATAATGCAAACATGTTTTGTTTAGATGCAAGATCTGTTATTCCGGAATATGATATGGTTGCAGGCGTAGATACGAATGCCATGCTTAGTTCTTATCAGGACACATTAAATGTGTTGGATAAGTTAAATCTTCAGTATGAGTTTTTAAAAGCTTATACTATTTGTTTTCGAGAAGATGTTTTTTATGGATGCGCTTATTATGATGAAATAGGAATGTTTATTCTTCCGCTTGATCCAGATTATTGTAAAATTTCTGGTATATACAATACCGGTGATTTCGCGTTTGTAATGGATATGAGTTATTTCAGATCCAGACAGACTATGTTGGAATTATGGGGTGAACCCTTCCAGTCAATGTATCGTGCCTATGAAAGTGATACTACAAATGGAAAGTGGCAGCCTATGCCAGATGAATATGCTATTTGCTTAAAAGCCAGAGCTGAAGATTGGGAAACTGTAGTTCCACCATTCTCTGGTTTATTATCTGGAATTATCAATCTTATTGATTTAGACGATTTACAGGCTATTGCTGACGCTCAGGATATTTATAAAATGATCTGGTTAGAACTTGAAACGATAACTGGTAGTGAGGATCCAGACGATTGGAAAGTTAATCCGGATATTGTTATTGAGTATTTTAACAGGATGATTAATGAATGCCTCCCTGACTATACTTCTGCTGCTATTGTGCCAGGAAAATTAGATCAGATTTCGTTTAATAATGATAAAGCAACAGATACGAACAAAATAGCAAAAGCTACAGAAACATTTTTCAATTCTTCTGGTGGCGCTCAGATTCTTAATAGTGCAAGTATCAGTGGTCAAAAAGCTTTTGAAGCTGCTGTACAAGCTGATACAGAGTTAGCTATTTCTATGCTTTTATACGAGACTCAAGGATGGGTTAATCGCTTCCTTACATACTGGGTATCTAATCCATCTAAAGTAAAATTTTTTGAAGTTTCTGCTTATACGAAAGGTGATTTAAAAAAAGAATTGTTAGAGGCGGCTCAAAACGGTCTACCAACAAAACTCGCTTATAACACATTAAATCAGTTTTCTGAAAAAGAAACTATGGCACTTATTCAACTTGAAGAACAAGTTCTTGGTTTATCTAAATTACTTGTTCCGTTGCAAACATCCTATACTCAAAGTGGAACCTCTGATACCGGAGGCGCACCTCAAAAAGACAGCTCTGACTTAACAGATGATGGTGCAGCATCAAGAGATAAAGCTGATAAAGCAAATGGATAAAATTTATACCGGTATTTAAGATGTTAATATCGCTAACTGAAAATAATTATCTGTTGAAATATCATGGAGAGCCTCGTGCTCTCCTATTTTAATGGAGTGATTATTATGTTTAATGAAAAAACACAGATGTATGACGGAATTATATATTGCTTTACTAATAAAATTAATAATAAAAAATATGTAGGACAAACACAACAAACATTAAAGCAACGTATTTCTAATCACTTAAGTAAAACAAATAAGAAATATTATTTTCAAAATGCTTTATTAAAATATGGTATTGATAATTTTAATATTGAAATTTTAGAGTCTATATCCGCTGATACAAAAAATAATTTGAAGTTAAGATTAAATAATAGAGAGAAATTTTATATATTGAAATACAAAACTACTGATCATAATTATGGATACAATCTTACTAAAGGTGGCGAATGCGTATCTATTAAAAATGGGCGAAAAATTTATCAATTCGATTTATTAACTGGTAAATTATTAAAAGAATATGATTCTATGGCCGAAGCAGCAAAAGCTGTAAATGGTTCTGAAGACACGAACAATATATACATATGCGCTTTGCATCAAACAAAACAAGCATATGGTTTTATGTGGGAATTTGAGCCAGAATGTCATAGAAAATATATCATTGATTCCATAGAACGCCCTGATCAAAGAAAAGTAGTTATTCAATATGATATATTTGGAAACATTATAAAAAAATGGAATTCTATAAAAGAAGCTTCTAAATATTGCAATGTTGATAGTACTACTATTGTTCAATGTTGCCAGGGAAAAGTATCTACAATTAAAAATCAAGTATGGAGATATGAATCCGATGATTTTAATAAATATCCTATTACATTTAGAGGAAAAATTATTGCTTGCTATGATGACAATAACAATTTAGTTCACATATTTAAAAATGCTCCTAGTGCTGCAAATTATTATAATTGTTCCGATTCGTGCATAAAGTCTGCATTACGCAATAGTAATAAAAAATCTGTAGGATATTTTTGGAGATATTATACAGATGATTTTGATATGAAAGACTTGATTTTTAAAACACCTGAAAATATGGGTTTGGGTGTTGCTGCATAAATCAAGCTAAATAAGAGGATAATAATTATGGATAATAAGAAATTTATAATTACAACAAACGATGAATCAGCTTCATTGCTTATTCAGACTGGTTTTCATCTTGTGAGCCAGAATGGTAAACAGTGGACTTTTTTAAATGACAACAAAATGCTGTTTAACAATTTAAGCGATGTTGTCTATTCAGATAAATTATTTATTTGATTACTCCTCTTCTATTTGAGGAGAATTACTCAAAGAAAGGAGGAAAATCTTGAAGAAATTCTTAACTATTGACGATTTGATTGAATTTTGTATGAAGAATAATTTTTCTAAATTCAGCAGCAAAGAATCTAATGCAGAAATTAGTGTCCAAATGCCAGCAGTCGCTACATTTGGAAAGTCTGACGATAATAAGCATACAGAAGGATTATGTCCTTTTAATGCTACCGCATATCATGATCATGTTAACTTAAACAAATCTAATATCAATGAAGATACATTTAAGGAAAATACACAATCTATACCATATCGCCCTATTCTGGCAAATATCGTTGAAAATTCTGATGGTAATAAAGATTTTGGATCACATGATTTTACAGTGGAAACTGATGAAAATGGAGAAGAAAAAATCACTTATCAGGAACGTCCAGTTGGTGTAATCAAAAAGGATTATGCAATTGAATATGATAAAGAAGCCGGAGTTAACAGAGCTGTAATTCAGGGATATCTCTGGGAAGGATATTGTCAGGACGCAATTGATATTATGCAGCGTAGACAACAGGTTGATTGTAGTGTTGAATTGAGTATTAGAGAATTATCATTTAATGCTAAGGATAAAGTGTTAAATCTGGATGATTATTATGTCAGCGGATTGACTTTACTAAATGAAAATGTTGGTCCAGGTATGGCTGGAAGTAATGTTCAGCTTGCTGATTTTGAATCAAAAAATTCTGTATATTCTAATTTTGATGTAAATACTAAAATGCTTGAAATGTTAGAGAAGATTAATGCTACTCTCTCTAATTTCAATAAAGAAAATGCTGATGGAAAGGAGGACAATCAGGTGAACAAATTTGAAGAACTTTTAAAGAAATACGAAAAAACTGTAGATGATATTACTTTTACATATGAAGGTCTTTCAGATGAAGAACTGGAGGCTGCCTTTGCTAAGGCGTTTAATACTGATCCGGCAGGTGATCCTGCTCCTACAGAACCAGAAAAATTCGTAAAATCATTTGAACTTTCTCACAGCGATATTCGTTGTGCACTTTATAACTTATTAAATGCATATGAAGAAGCAGATAATGATTGGTATTTTATTAATTCTGTATATGATTCTCATTTTACATATGAGAATTGGGATGGAGATAAAATCTTTGGACAGGCATATAAAAAAGATGGCGACAATGTTTCATTTGATGGTGAAAGATATAATCTTCATCGTGAATTACTGACTGATTCTGAATATTCTGAACTTCAGAATATGAGATCAAATTATGCTGCAATTTCAGATAAACTTGCTTCTTATGAAAAGAAAGAGGCTGACGAAGCTAAAAATGCACTTTTTGAGTCAGATGATTATAAAGGAATTTATGAATCAGAAGAATTCAAGGGTTTAAAAGAAAATCATACAGAATTTTCAGTTGATGAATTAAAGTCTAAACTTGATACTATATTGCTGTCATATGCTAAGTCTGGCAAGTTAAATTTTGCTGTTGAAGATGGTGATATGCATGATGATAACGCTGGAAAAAAAACAGTAAGTAAAAAGACTTTTGGAAATCCATCACAGACTAAAAAGAAAAATAGATATGGATCTTTATTTGCATAATGCAAAATAACATATTTGTTTTATAAATCGGACCGTAAATACGGTCTTATTTTTTTTGCCAAAATTTATGAAAGGAGAACAACATGATTAAGTACAGTATTGAAAAGCATGCTGTGGCCTTCCCTTCTAAGCTTGTTGCACAGAATGGTGGAGAACACATTTATAACATTACACTGACCTCTGATACAGATAATGGAAATCTTGTAGCAAGAGGCGATTTTGAAGATCTTGACCGTTACACAGAAGCTGCTGTTACTACATTTGAAGGTAAAATTCAGAAACAGGCTGCTAATGGTAATTGGTATGTAGAGGTTGTTGATCCAGGAGATGCTCTGTTTGTTTACATGCAGGCATTTATTGCAGAGGATTGGACAAATACATGGAAGAAGGAGTCTAACTTCTATAACGCAAAAGGAGACGTTGTAAGAGGTTATGCTCTTCATAAAGGTGATGTATTTGAGGTATCTGTTGAGGGATTCGATGGACAGCCAGCTGAAAAAGCGACAGTTACTTGCGAAAACAAGAAATTAAAAATTGGTTAATTTAAGGGAAAGGAGGAAAAAATATAATGAGACGTAAAATGACTTTTGCTGATTTAAGTGCACATGTTCAGGAAGTATTTGCTAGCATGTGTAAAGATGGTGTTACACCAGAGGAAAATTATGAAGGCTTCAAAAAGCTTACATATGATCTGAATCATAATCCAAACGAAATGTTTGATGAAAATGGAAATAAAAAGACCAAACGAGACGCAGAAGATGCGGTTCGTAAATTTGTATATGCAATTATGGGACTAAACGAGAATTCTACAAAACGTGACAGAAATCGTGCTATGAAGAAACATGGTACTGAACTGTTCGAAGTTATGGAAGAAGAAATTGATATTAAAGTCGATACAGGTTTTAAAGAATCAGAATTCTTCAATAACTATGTAGAGACAAGAAACCTTTCCCGCGGAGATCGCCAGGAATTCTGGACAGATGATAAAGTTGTTTTATCTACAACAAAAATTGCGGGCGATCATCATGACTTTACACTTCAGAGACTTGGTTCTGGAGAAAGTTATACTGTAACCACAAGTGTATACGGTATTGCTGTTGGTGCTGATATTGATCTGTATTTGGCAGGAAGACTTGATTGGTCTAAATTCACAGATCAGTGTGCTGCTGCTTTCGTTAGACAGATTCAGAATGATATTTATGCTGAAATGATGAACGCAGGAAAGAAACTTCCAGCTCAGTTCCAGGGCACAGGTGCTCTTTCAAATGCTACTAAGGACAAGCTGGATGAACTGCTTGAGGATGTATCTCTCGCAAATGATGGTGCTCAGGTAGTTATTATGGGTACAAGAACTGGATTACAGCAGTTCCAGAAACTGATGGATGTTGACTGGATCACAGACGATCAGAAGAAAGATGTTGCTACAATGGGACGTCTTGGATACTATGGTCCATATACATTAGTTGAAATCCCACAGAGATTTGCTCTGAATGATACAACTAAGAAATTAATGGATCCTAAGACTCTGTTTATTATGCCGCAGGTTGAAGATAAGTTCATTAAATTCGTTGATGTTGGTGAAACAGAAATCTATGAAATCACTGATAAGGGTGATCGTATGGATGATACAATGAAATACGAAGTACAGAGATCAATGGGCGTAGGAACACAAATCGGACGTTATTTTGGCGTTTGGACTTTAGCCTAATTTTTTTATTGTAAATTAATATTATAGTCGTGTGTCATATAGATGCACGACTATACGAATAAAAGGAGGAACTTTTCATGGCAACTACTGCAGTGAAAAAGACAAAGACTACTGAAACTGCTACTGAATCTGTTGCAGCATCTGTTACGGAACCTGTTACATCTGAATCAGCAAAAACAGTAGAAGTAAAAAAAGAAAAGAAAACTTATGCCCCTACTGATGGGATTCCATGTAAATCTATTACTAATGGTGGACTTTATATGCCAGGGCTTAAGTCAAATATTTTATACACATGGATTGATGCCGGAGATGTAATTGAAGTTGAATATCAGGATCTGCAGGCAGCAATCAGATCAAATAATGGTTATGTTATGAATCCATTTTTTGTTATTGAGGATGAAGAACTTGTTGCACAGTTTCCACAGCTTAAGAAAATTTATAATACATTATATTCTGTAGGTGATCTTGAAGATGTAATTACAGAACTTTCTCCCGGAGATATGAAGGCTACTATTCTTTCACTTCCGAAAGGGGCACAGGACTCTATTAAACATCTTGCTTCAAAAATGGTAAGTGACGGTAGACTTGATAGTGTAAGAAAAATTAAAGTGCTTGACGAAATCTTTGATACAGAAATGAGTATTATGACAGGACTATTTAATTAAAAATAAGGAGGTATATTATGCCTTCTCTAAATTACGAAGAAATATACTCAAAATTTCGATTAAAAGCAGAAGCTTATGATATTTTACAATATCGTGAAGATGATGTAAGTGCGGTTTTTATGCCGGAATATTTACATGCATCAATAAATAAACCTTATATTCGAAGACTTTTTTCTGAATTGAAACTTGGAGATACAGTTCAGGAATTGACATATATAATGAAATATTCTGTTGATGATGATTTTGATGCAGAATTTATAACTGATATCTTAGGTATAGGTATGGTAATTGAATGGATTACACCCAAAATTAACAGCCTGAATAATACTCAGCAGGTATTTGGATCTTCTGAGGAAAAATTTTATTCTCAGACTAATCATTTAAATGGTTTAAAAGATTTAAAAAAATCATTAATCAAGGAACAGAAGAACTTGATTAAAGATAGAGGTTATATATGGAATAGTTATCTGGATGGAAGTAATACATAATGGATACAATTTACGGACATTTTGATGATTTACAAATTGAAGAATATAAGGAAAAATTACACAAAGAAATGTTTTGGCTTCTTTTATATAAGGATCCAAAAACAAAAGATGAATTTAAAAATGTTGACTTTGAAAAATATTTTATCAATTTAATGAAGAAAATCGATGGTTTGAATACTCTTCTCTTCTATCCTGTAGAAATTGTAGCAATTATGAGTTTATTACAGGCGGCTCTCAATGAGACAAGAAGTGATGATTTTAATTATCGTTCTTACCGAAAATTGATACTAGATGCGCATTCGTTAGTAGACAAAATTAATTCTAGGAGTTGATTCTATGGTTACTGCAGAAATGTACAAAAATTATTTGTCATCATATGGCAGTAATCTAGCTCAGGTAAAGAAAAATCAGTCTGATGCAATTATGAATAATTCTTTTACTGCCGATGCACAATATAAAAGAGTTTATATTTTAACAAAAAATGGATGGAAATGGGAAGATGCTAAATATCAACGTCATGCCAAGCTTTCCATTCTTAAAGATGCAGTGGATTATTATTTACAATTTCGGCCTAAAGTACATTATCCAATAGGAAGTTATGTGTTTGTTCCTGATGATACTGACTTCGATATTAACATATCTGGGCACGAACTTGATAATCCGTTCTCACTTCCAGACGAAAGAATTACACAACTGTGGTTTATTGTCGGTAGAGATGATGCGAATGCTTTTGTTAGATATAATATATTAAAATGTAATTGGAAATTTCAATGGATTTACGATAACAAATTATATAAATGTTGGGGTTCAAATAGATCAGCTAATAGCTACACAAGCGGTCGTTGGGATGATCAATATACATCTTCGCTTGATAATCTGACAGCTGCATGGCTTCCAGATATTTATTATGCGTATGGTAATAATTTATATGATTTAGGACTTAGTGACGATCGTACTATTATGCACGAACAACGTTTTATGCTTACGAATAACATTCTTGACCCAAAAGTCTATCAGGTCACAAAAATAATAGATCTTAATCCTTCTGGAGTAATTAAACTTTCCATAAAACAAGATGAATTGAATAAAAAAGTTGATAATGTTCAACTTAGAATTTGCAATTATTATAAAGGTTCTGGTGATCAAAAAACAGAGATTATTCAGAAACCTCAAACAATGATTACAAGTTCACAAATTGAATGGATGTATCTAAATGACGATGGTGAAATCGAGCCATTATTGGACCATTCAAAACAGTTTCTTTATATTGGAAAAAATTCATATTTTGAATATAAACTTCCTTATGCCGATCTTACTTCTGAATGGAATATTAGTCTTGTTGACAAAAATTCCGAATATACAGAAGAAGAAAAATCATATTATGAAGGATTAATAAAATTGACTGTAATGGATAATGTCACTATATCACTTAAGCCTGGAAAAGCTCATAGTTTAATAGGCAAGAGATTTAATTTATCGGCCACAGATAATAACGGAGACAATCATTCTTCTATTGAAGTGGAGGTGCAATTAGATGAATAGAGATATATCACATATTACACGAGATCTTGAAAATAAGAAAAATAACGACATCATTTATAAAAAAGATAAACTGTTAAAACTATTCAATGAGGATCCTGATCTTAATGAAATTTTAGGAAAAAAAGATAAACGCCCGTTGAATAAATATACAGATAAAAATAATCCCACAGCTCAAGAACTAAATGAGCGAAATTTAATCATTGAATATAATAAACGAGTTGATAAGAAGCAAATTCTTCCTATATTAAAACTGAATGGTATTAATAAAGAAGTATTAAATTTTATTATGTTTGATATAAATGATACTGATACATCATATTACAATAAGGCTATGAAAATACAAACACTTATAGTTATGTGTTTAGTTCATGAAGATGATCTTGATACAGAATATGGGATTGTACGAACAGACTTATTGAGTTATATCGTAAAAGATCTTTTATGTTGGACGAATTCTTTGGGAAATCAACTTAAATGTATAGATGATTATGGAGATATTATTGACTCTAGGTATTATTGTAGAACGTTGAAATTTGAAATTGAATGTCCTAATAATTTATATGCAGGAATGAATAACAAATATGACAATTTCCAAAGAATCTGAAATTGATGCACTGAAATTATATTTTGGTGAACCATTTGTTATCGAGAATGATACATATAATGACATTATAATTAATCAACCTACAATAGGAGATATCATAAAAAGTGGTGAGAAAAAGATTTATTCTACTATAAATATTTTTATTGCTAATCCTACTATGTATCGCATGCAATTATGGGATCTTGGTATTGATTGGAATAAAATGTCTGATTTTTCTTTATTTTGTATGCTTGTTCCAAGTATAGACTCAAAATCTACAAAATTACTATTCGGTGATTTGAATTTCCAATTGTTTCAATTGCAACAAACACAAACAGAAGACGGGGAACCGTTTTTTTATTTACTTAATGAAGAACAAAATGTTCAGATAGATGAAGCCGCATATCTACAGATGGCTTCGTATTTAAGAGCTATGTTCAACACTTACCCAAAAGTGGAAAAAGCCAGGGGAAAATCTACAAAAGAATGGATGATTGAAGAAGACCGTATAAGCTTCGAACAACACAAAAATGATGTTTACAAATCCACTCTTCTACCACTCATATCTACTTGTCTTAATCATCCCGGTTTCAAATATAAAAAAAATGAATTACGTGAAGTTGGCATTGTTGAATTTATGGACAGTGTTCAAAGATTACAAGTTTATGAATCTTCCACTGCTTTACTTAAGGGTATTTATAGCGGCTTTGTTGACGCTTCAAAGATTGATAAGAATGAACTTAATTTCATGAGAGAAATTTCTCTCAGAAATTAATTTCTATATACAAAAATTCTAAAGGAGGAAATCATAATGGGATTTACATTAGATGATATCGTAATTGATCGTGTTCAGTATGGTTTTGCTGAAGACCTTAACGGGAATCCATTATACACTTTAACACAGCTTCAGGATGCAACAATTAATATTAGTGCTGAGTCAACTGATGCAACAGATAACCAGGGAAACCTGATTAAACGTTTCTGGAAAGCTAAAACAGGTGAATTTACAGCTAACAATGCAATGATCAACCTGAATGTTATTGGAGCTGCTTCTGGAGAAGGTAAGAAAATTGCTTCTCAGGAGAACAAAATTGTTATGCCAAAGATTATCACCGTAAAGAAAGGTGAAAAAGCAACTCTGAAAGATATTGTTGAAGGTTCTGTAAAAGTAAATGCTTTCAGCGCAAATGGTTCCATGGGTACTGCATATGAGAAAGATACTGCTGCAAGTGCAGACAAATACGCTCTTACAGAAGGTGGAGAGTTTACACCTCCTACAGCTGAAGGTGTAGATACATACATCGTCAAGTATGATCGTAGTGTTGAAGCTGGTGTATCTATTACTAATAGAGCAGATAAGTTCCCTCAGACAGTTAAACTGACCCTGAAGGCTCTTGCTGTTGATCCTTGTCATTCTGACGTATTAAAGGGATTATATATTGAGCTTCCATCATTCCAGGTATCTCCAGAGGTTGAAATTTCATTAACAACTGACGGACAGCTTGCTTACTCTGGATCTCTTCAGGTAGATTACTGCTCTGCTGATAAAGCTCTTTATCACATTTATTGGGCTGATGAAGACGAAGAATAATCATTAGATAATATAATATTATTCTAATTACGGTCGGTATGTGTCATAGCATACCGGCTGTTTTACTATCCATATTCAAGGAGGAAAACATGGTTAAGAAAAATAACAAGAAATGCATTTTATGCGGAAAAACATATACATATTGTAGTCGCTGTGAAGAATTCGACCATCTTCCAAGATGGATGGAGATTTATTGCAGCGATAATTGCAGAACAATCTTTAATACATTAACAGAATATAATGCTGAAAACATTACAGCTAGAGAAGCTGCTGAAAGAATGAAAGATTGTGATATGTCTGATGTCAGTAAATTTCATGAAGTAAATCAGAAAATGATTGCAAAAATTCAGAAAGAAACTGCTGATATTAAATTACAGAAGATCTCAGAAAAAGATATTGTTGAGCCGGATTCTGTAGTTGACGAAGAAAACAGCGAGGAAATTGAAACTCGTAAACCAGTACGTACAAGAAAACGTAAATAGTATTTGAATAGTGATTTTTTAGGGGTATGTCTCACTATTCGAGACTACCCCTTTTTTCACTTTTAAGGAGTAAAAGGATTATGAGAATACAATCAAATTTGAAGCCGCGTGATTATACGGAGAAAGAAGTCTGCAGGATTATAAATCCGAAGCAGCGTGATTTATATATTAAACATAGAGTATTTCCGATAGATATGTATCCAAGTGTTACGGATGACGGAAAAGACATTATTGTTTACATCTTTTTAATTGAAGAAACCAAAGAACTGTTTCAGCAATGGCTTAATCATACACTTGAATAAGGAGAACTTTATATGAAAGAAAAAATTTTAGATAAACAAGTTCTAAGATATGTTATTGCTACTACTGTTTCTGGCAAACCAACATATCTCAAAAAGAAATTGCAAAAAATTGAATACAGTTTTGTAACAGATATTGATGACGCTACTAAATGCTCATCTTATGCTATTGCAGAGGCTGTAAGAAAATACTACGAACATGACACTCGTGATACTAATGCAGGATTGATTATTATTCCGGTTGTTATCAGTTATGAATTAGTAAAAGAGGTTTAAATATATGGATAAATCAATTATATTGACAATTGATGATTTTATATCAGTGAATCACTATTTGGCATATAGAGCCATTATGAAAAATGGTAAACCAATGGCTATGAGTTATAAAACTCAAGAAGCCAAAAAATTCCAAACAGAATTTACTGAATATGTGAAACGACAAGCAAAAGAACAAAATTGGGAAACAGACCCTAATCCTATGCAGCACTACTATGTAGATGCTGTTTTTTATTTTCCAAGAATTGATATGGACACAAATAATTATTGGAAAGTTGCATTTGATGCAATCACTGACTCAGGTGTTATTTGGGTAGATGATAATATGGCTTGCGAACGAGTTATAAAAGTATTATACGATGCTAAAAACCCACGTATTGAATACACCATTTATAAGACTAATTTTATTGGTATTTTTGATAATATTGATCAGATGAATGCCTTCGAATCAACTTGTAAAAATTGCAAAAGATACTGTCGAAATTGCTCTATTTTAAGAAAAGCAAAAGAAGGACGTATCCAAGAAGAAATTCAAAATAATGTCTGTTCTAAATATAAGGAATGATTTTTATGTGGACAGACAATGAAAAACAAATATTGATTGAAAATTATCCAATAATGACAACTTCGGAACTTATGATTTTATTAAATAAGTCAGAAGGACAAATTAGAGGGATGAAAGAACGGTTAGGGCTTAACCAAAAACTTAATGTTTTTACTAATGAAGAAAAAGAATTGATACGAAAATTTTACGAAGAAAATTCAGAACAACTAAATTTGGATGATTTTGCCAAAAAGCTAAATCGTCCTAAGACATCAATTTGCAGGTACGCTAACAAAGAGGGATTAACAAAATCATCAAGACCCATGACAGAATTAAAGAAGAAAACTCTTTCAGATAAATCCAAAGAATTTATTTTAACTGAAAAATATCAAAAAGAGATTTATCCGAATCAAGTAGCATTACTAACATATTATGCTCAAAATGAACATCCAAAAGGTATGTTAAATAAACACCATACTGATGATGTTAGACAGAAAATGTCAAAATCACATATTGAATTGGCAAGAAACATGACAACCGAAGAAAAGCATGATATTGCTATGAAAGCAGTTCAAACAAGATTACATAATGGTGGGTATAATACTACTTCTAATGCGTATTCCAGATGCAAAGGTGGCATTAGATCTGATTTAGATTGTTATTTTAGGAGTGCATGGGAAGCTAATGTTGCTAGAATCTTAAATTGTAAAAATATTAAATGGGAATACGAAATAAAAAGATTCTTTTTTGAAGAAATAGTAGATGGTGTAGCAAGTTACCAGCCAGATTTTTACTTGCCAGAATATGATAAATGGATTGAAGTAAAAGGCTGGATGGATCAAAAAAGTAAAGTTAGATTGAAATTGTTTCAAGAACAATTTCCAGATGAATATAACAAATTAATTTTAATTGATGAAAAATACTATAACCAATTAAGAGCTGATTACTCTTATATTGAAAATTGGGAAAAATAAGGAATAAAAAGGAGATTCATTATGAGCGAAATAAATAAAGTTAATTCAGATACAATTGAAAGAAAAATTGATGTTCCAGAGTTTATCAGACGATATAATCTTTTGAAAACAGATGAACAGCGAGATGAATTTGTTAGAAATATTATTTGGAGAACATATTGCCCTGTTTTAGAAAAGAAACTTGTTCTTCAGACAATACTTGATAAGTCTATTACCACTGGAAAAAACGGGGTTCAGTATATTGATATGTTTTTATCTAAAATCAATATGACTACTACTATCCTTATTTTATATACAAAATTGAACATAGTAAAAACTGATGATAGTACTACAAATGCATTTCAAGATTATGATTTGTTATTTGAAAATAATCTCATGAATAAAATTTGTGAAATTATCGGAGAAAGAGAATTGTCCGAACTTATGAGTATTAATGGATTACTTATGGATAATTTCCATGAAGAAAATAAAAATATTGAAGCATATATTGCAAAATATACTGAAGCATTTGCCACTACCATTGGCGTATTTGCTAATGAAGGTATTTCTGAATTAATGAAGTATGTAAAAGAAAACGGAATTAAACTTGATTTGAAATAAATTATAGGAAGGAGGTATTTGATATGACAATAGAAGAATTCGCTCGGAGAATAGAAAAATTAATGGCTGATATCCCACAGCCATTTTCAAATTATTTGGCTGAAGCTATAGCTCCAGAAGTTAAAGCCAAAGTTAAAGAAATATTTGATAAATGGGTTAACAATTATTATGCGAGTTATTCCCCAATATATTACAGCAGAACATATGGATTAAGAGATGCATATGTTTGTGAAGTATACGGAAATCTTCTTGTATTTGAATCAGATGCCTCTTTACTAAATGGATCTCATAGAGTAAGCAATGAATATATTTATGACCGTATGTTTTTTGAAGGATGGCATGGAGGCGCTGATAAAGGAGAAGGTCATCCGGCGCCAGGATCATTATATTGGAGATCTCCATTTAAAGAGTATACACATTGGGGAGCTATGGCTGCCTCATCTGCTGCTCCTGGACCTAAAATTCAGTCAGACGTAAAAAACTATTTTAAAAGTGGAGAATGGCATAAAAAAGTAGAGGCTGTAGGGATAGATCTACTTATAAATCGTTATGGATTATAATATAAAGGTTGGTGAACAATACATATGGCAAAAATAAGAGAAGAACTTGAAATAGTAAGTAGTGACGATCTTAATTCATTGCTTAATAGATTAAATAAATTAAAAGATGAAATTAAGGATACTAACAATACAACAGTTAAGCCTAAGACAGATTCGTCAGAAATTGATAAAGCTAATATAAAATTAGACAATTTAAGAAAAAATGCTCAAAGTGGAATTGATGCAAAAGTAAATGTTCAACTTGATGCTTCTGATTTAAAGAAGCTCAATAATCTCCCAACTGCAAAAGCAAAAGTGGATTTTCTAGTAAATAAAGGTACTATCAGCAAAAGCATTGGTAAAGATTTACAGGCCGCTATTGGGAAAGCTTATTCAGATGTCAGTAGAAAATTCAAAGATTTTCCAGGGCTAGATAAAGAGCCTAATATATCTCTTGATAATTTCATGAAAAGAGTTCCTGAATTATCAGCTCGTCAAAGAAGTGGCATAATTCAGACACTTACGGATAAGGGCATAATATCAGATAAAAATATTCCTGAATCATACGAAACTGTATATAGATTAAAAAGCTACTTAGAAAATGCTAAAAAAGCAGTATCTAAAACTATTCCGTCCGAGGCGTTTACTGCCCCGGATCTTTCTTTATCTGCAACAGAATATGGTAATGCAATTAATGAACAAGTGAAGCTCGTACAAAATGTACTTAATGCTTCTAAGTTTTTTGTTGATTTAAGTTCTAAAATGAATGTTAAAGCTGCTGCAAAAGTTTCACCTGAAGAAATGTATAAATTAATGGGCGTTGGTTCTGAAAAGGCTGATACAGGTAACTATGTTGCTTATCTGGCAGATCAGATTGCTAAGAAAGCAAATGTATATGATATTATCGATCAGGTTGTAACGGGCGCTCTGGATCCGACGCAGATCAGTCAAAAAGATATTGCAAATAGCATTTCAAAAATTACTAAAAAGAAAGAATCTACACCTAAGGCTTCTTCTACTGGTAAAACTAAAAAAAAAGTAAAACCTGTTATTGATGATTCTGATGACTCAGATCGACCAGAAGGAAATATTGAAAAATTATATGATGAATTAAAAGATGCATATAAAAATTTTGTAGAAGCAAGAAAAGCAAGAAAAACAAATAGTATTCATCCATCTGATTATGCTTTAAAAAGTGCAGTATTTAGAGAAGCGTATGCAAAAGTAGCACCACATTTATTTGATGATGAGAAAGAAAAATTTGTTGGTCCAAAACCTATGAGTCAAGAAGTAGCACAATTAGCTGCTGATTCTACAAGAAAAACAGTAGAACAGATTTATTCGATAAAGAAGCCGCTTAAAGATCTGGGTTATTTAGGGAATAATCCCGATGTGTCTAAGATATTCGATAGAATTTCCAACAGAATTATTAAAATTAATGCCGATAAACTCAATAACCGCGATAATGAAAATGGCGATACTGATGAAATTATAAAAAATATTGGAGTAATGAATAAATTAGCAAGTCAGCTTGAAGATATGATTCATGCTGACGGGCATGTGGATTTTGCTATTAAAAATCTTCCTACTATTACGAAACCAGCTACTACTGCTTCATCGTTACTTGATAATTCTGATATTAAAAAACAGACAGAAGAAACTGCAGATGCTATTACTAGAACAGCAGATCAAGTTATTGATGCAAAATCCAAAGAAGCTGATGCTGTTGTTGCTGCAAATGATAAAATTGCTGAGTCCGAGAAGAAAGTAACAAATCAAGTTACAGATGCTGCAAAAGAACAGAACGATACAATCAAAACTGTGTTTGGTTTGAAGAATGTTAATTCTAATTTAACAGAAACCCCTGTTACTCCTCCAGAATTAGATGGTTTAAAACAGCTTTCTCAAAGGGAATTTGGCGACGCTCAGAAATATATTAAGGTGTATGAAGATACCAACAGAACTATATACACCCTTACTCAGACATATAAAAAACAGTTCGATGCTAATGGTAATCTCTTAGCTGAGGGATATGAAAATGCTATTGCATATTATGATAGTTATGAGAAACTTGAGGGAGAAGCTGTTAAATTAAGTAAAAAGATTAACTCTAATTATGCGAAGCTTGATACGGAGAAATATAAATCCACTGATAAACAGAATCCTAATCTTCTTAAGAAGTTGCAAGATAATATCAAATCTGATCAACAAGACTTATCTGAATTACATAGAATTGCAAGATTAAATGCATCTCTTCCTGATAACGATTATATGTATCAGAACTTTACTCAAGCACTTCGAAAAGGATCTGCTGAATCTGCCAGATCACTATCTGCAACTCGTAAAACAAATCGTGATAATTTCAATGTAAAAAAAGATACACTAAATACGGATATTTCTAAACAGATTTCAGATATAGAATCTCTTGGACAGGCTGGTACTATTGCTGCTGGAAAACTTCAGGGTATACAAAAAAGTTTATCTACTATTACTACTCCTGCTGGGTTAGAGAACATTCAAAAACAAATCACAGATATTAATGAGCAGTTTGATTCAAATAAAGCTCGTGAATCTGCTTTAAATTATGTGCATAATCTGGAACAGGGATTGACCGGGAAGCAGAATGTTGTTATTGGTACTAAGAATGCTTCTGATAATTTTACCGGAAGTATTAAAGATGGTAAATGGATTGGTCCATTAGCTGGTTTAAATAGCAAATTTGAATCTACTTCTGCTAAACTGGATGGATATATTGCTGATGCAAAAAAACTTGGAGACGTTGGTGAAAAAGCCGCTGACTCATTTTCTACTTTAAAAGAAAATCTTAAGACTTGTTATACAGAATCTGGATTGAAGCAAATCCAAGGCGATATGAAAGTAACTCAGGCTCAACTTACTGCATCTAAAAAGCAGGCTGATGCCATCAAAAATTCTGATATCGCAAAACAATATGACAATGCTATTGATAAGGCAAAAGAAGTAAAATCCCTTAATGCAGAATTGCTTGGATATAAAAAAAAACAAAGTCAATATTCTGAAGGTAGCGATACATACACAGAAATTGGAAATCGAATTACTGAAACAGCTGAGGCAGCCAAAAAAGCAAATACTGACTTTGAACGGTTAACTCAAAATGACTTTGTGTCAAAGAATTCTGAGGCATTAAAAAATGCTGGAAAGAATGTTGAAGATTATGACAAAGTTGTTCGCGAGATGAAACAGGCTCAGGCAGATGTGTCTGGATTTGATGAAAAGACTATCCAGGCTAATAATAAAGAAGCATTTACAGAACAGTATACCAAAGCTATTGAAAAAGTAAAAGAACTAAAATCTGCTATGCAGGATTTGTATAGCTTTGAAGCAAAAGGTGCAAAAGGTCAAATTTCAAGTGATGATTTTATTTCTGGATTTACTGATAGATTTAAAAATATAAAAAAGCTCAAAGAAAATGTTGACGAATTCAAGAAAAATACATACCAGAATAATAAGGATGATGCTGATAGTGTCCTGAATCAGTTGCTTTTTGGTAATTATGAGAAAGCATTTACCGATTCTGAGCAGAGTATGTCAGATTATGAAAATAAAATCACTACTTTAATGACTCAGGCATATTCTCGTCAGAGAAAACTTAGCAATGATTTATATAAAATGGCTGGCAATAAAAATTATTCTGAACAAGAATATACTGAAAAAATGAATCAGCGTAATGGTGTTCAGGCTACATATGAAGCATTAAAAGCACAGATCAAAAATTCTGGTAAAAATATTGATTCAGATAGTTTAATTTCAGATATAAAAAAGGCATCCGATCTTGATAGAAATAGTATTCTAGGAAATTTAAAAGAGTCATTATCTAGTCAAATAAATGATTTTGAAAATTCTCTCAAGCATATGCAGAATACTATGAATCTTCCGGATGGTATTGCTTCATTAAAAGAGAAATTAGAAAGCGCATTTACATTTGAGAATGGAGCCGATAATCTTGGCAATTTCAAAAATAGAATGCAAGATTTTTATCAAACTTTTGATTCTCTTAAAGGAAGTTCATTTATTCAATTTGCAAATGAATTTGGAACAGCTTTTGATAGTTTAACTAAGGCAGAAAATTCTTCTGGTAAGGTTTCGGCATATACGGATAAATTAAATGGTTTTGTTGAATCATATAATGATATTGTAACCAGGTTTCATAATAAAGAAATTGATACTAGCAAAGCTCAAGATGAAATTTCTGAATTAGCATCTAAAATGCAAGATTTTCAAAAAGTTGCTAAAAATTACGATAAAACAAATAGCAAAGGAACTTATTTAGAAGGAACAAAAGGACTGGTACAAGATACAAAAGATGTTGAAACAATGCTTACAGAGTACGCTAATTCTATCGGATTAACATCTAAGATTTCTTCATCTATCAATGAAACTACCGGACAAGTAAAGATGCAATTTGCTGATATATCTGGTAATGTTGTTACTTTAACTGGTAATCTTGAAAAAGCAGGAAATGCAATGCGCATTATATCTAGTACTGCCTCCAAAGCATCAACCGGGATGTCTTCATTCGGAACTTCTATTAAAGGAATGGTATCAGGGAACTTTAAAGGTGCTATTGCAGATATTGCAAGTTATGTTTCTTATTTCCAGGTAACCATGAAAGCAATTCAGCAGGCCAAACAAGGCTTCAATGATTTCTTAAATTTCCAAAAAGACTTAACAAATGTTAGTTATACAATGAATTTATCGCCGGATCAATTACAGAATCTTGGTACTTCTGCAATTGATATGGCAAAAGATTTATCTATGTCTCTGGATAACACCATGGATATTTATAAAATCTATGCCAATATGAATACTACTGCTTCTGAAATTCAGGAAACAGCAAAACCAACTGCTATTTTGAGTAACTTAAGTGGCGTTGATGCTTCTACTGCCGCTGACCAGGTACAGGGTATTTTACAGCAGTTCCATATGTTAGAAGATGGATCTACTACTGCTGCTGATGCCTCTATGCATATTGTCGATGTTCTGGATAAAGTTTCCGGAAGTGTGGGAATTGATTACGCTAAAGGTATCAAAATTATTTCTGATGCTGTACAGGCTTCCGGTCAGGTTGCTTATGATGCAGGTATGTCATATGAACAGCTTGCAGCTATTACTGCTAAAGTATCAGAAAGAACTCGTGAAGATGGATCTTCAATTGGTAATGCTTTGAAGACAATTATCACAAGAACTACAAAAGTCGGTAAAATGCCACAATATGCCGACGAAGTTGACAATGCAACTTTATCTAATGCTTCTGCATCTCTGCATGCTATAGGTGTAGATGTTTATAATCCGGATGGATCTGATCGTGGTATCATTACTGTTATGTCTGAGCTTAAAGATAAGTGGGACGATTTAACTGATGCACAGCAAGCCAAGATCGCATTCGATGTAGCAGCTACACGCCAGACGAGCAAGTTCAAGTCCATGCTTGATGCATTCACAGACTCCATGTCACTGGCAGAGGAAGCAACAACCGCAAATGGTAATGCTGAAGCTAACCAGGAAAAATACATGGAATCAACAGCTGGTAAACTACAAGCAATCAAAACACAGATGCAAGATTTCTGGGTTAATTTCTATAATTCAGGTACTGTAAATGGCGTTCTTGAATTTGTGCATAGTTTAACAGAAGGATTTACGTCACTTGAAAAAACACTTGGACCAATACCGGCATTACTTACTGCTGTATTTGCAGCAATGACAGTAAAAAATGCAACAATGGCAGGATTAAAATTCCTGAGTGGTGGAGGTCTTGCAACAGTCGTAGGTTGACCCAAAAATCTAAGGGTTACACGTTATTTTCCGATTTTTAACAATGAGCCTATCTACATAGAGATTCATATCAATGTGTGGAGAATAGCGACTTAAAATAAATAGAGGATTAATACGTCGAATTCACTATTCTATGCTGATTGCATAGTGAAGTGGGCGAAAGCTCGTGACAACGCACGTACCAACCTGATTTACGATTTAGTCATATGTGAAACGTTAGTAACAATTACGCAAGTAATGACGAGGGAAACATATTAATAATCAGGAGGAGTAGAGAGAGCACCCTTCCTCGGAGTATATTATATATACTTTTAATGAATGTTCCATGAGCGGCACTTCTCTTCTGTCGAATCGCTTTATGCGGAGGAGAGAAAAATAAACTTGACAAAAGAAAGACACCGCGGTGATCAAGCGCAGTGTCTGTAAGATAAGCTTTGAATTTTAAATTATTGAAATTTAACCTTTAAAACTTTAATTGTGTGGGTTTCACCCCACACTACCAGAGTTGTATTTCTACTTCTCCGGTGTCTCGCTTGCAAACTCGCAATTAATATCAATGCTCTGTTCTTTCAGGTTTATTGATGTCACGAGTTTTGTTGGATTGTGCTGGAACACCATCCATAAAGCTGCAAGTAATACTAAAACCGTAAAGAATCTTTTAATTGCTATCTTTGCAAGCTTAAATTGATGTTCTTCTTTCTTCATGTTCCACCTCCCTTCTGCCATATGGCTAAAGTAAATATAAGTGGATTTTGATTTCGGACAGAACATCCGATTTTGATATTTATGATTGTAGGTGTGTGCAAAGCCGAGGCACACTCTCGGCTATCCTACAATTAGTAAATATATCACTAGACTTTATTGTTGTAAAGTCAGAACGTAAGTTCATTCTTTTTCATATGTCATACATCCAATGATTAAATATCGTTTTGTCCTGCCATATTCTTCTGAATCAGTTTGGGCATAAAGTGTGTAGATGTTTTCAAAAGGTTTCGGAACAGGTTTTTTACGAAACGGAGCAGAATATAAATTTTTTCCATACGGATCTAATTCTTTTCTAAAATTGTCAAGAAAATTCTGTTTTTTGATTTGTATTTCATAATCCGACCTATTCTTCAGGTCTGACATTGTAATAGAATATTCTGTTTGACAATATTTACCAGAAAAAATATCCTGAATGACAATAACTTCACATCCACATATGTCAAGAATTAAAAATGGTTTACAGGAACAATAAAATTCTGTGAATACCCATCGTGTACTTCCATATGAGTTCATTGATATACTATTTTCAGGAGTGACTGTTAATGATAAATTTGCAATATTTTTATGTAATGCTTTCATGTAAATATCTTTGACCGGTTTATACTTTGCATATTTGCTTTGTGAGACAGAAATTAATTCTTGAAAATCGTCTGGAAGATTTGAATTTATGTGTCCAATCATTCTTATACTAAGGCTTATATAATCAGGATCAGATATTGATAAACCATTATTATGTACCAAAATTTTCCTTAGAAGTTTTTTATCGACAATTCGATAATCTTCCCAGAGAGTATTTGATTCTTCTTTCAATTTTAGAACATCTGGAGTATTAATTTCATCCCAAAACGATTGCTTAATTTGTTTTTGAGATTCACCGATTTCTATAATCTTTTTTATTCTATCGATTTCTTCTGGGCTATAATTTTCAGTATACATATGCACTCCATTCTGAAAGTAGGTGTTTATATGATTAGCTTAACAAAAAATAATAACATTATTATTCCGTCTCAGATTCAGTTTGAAAACCAATTTGCCGTCTTGGGGCTTCTGGAATCTCCTTTGGCTGCGCGCTTAAGAGAAAATCCAACTGATTTATATGTTGTATCAGTTTCTGCGGTTTGCCGTAACTGTCCTCTCCGTAAAACACGATTAGGTTGTACCCAATGTAGCCGACTTTGTTGACAATTATATTAACTGTTTCTCCAAAATGAGCTACTGCAAGAACCATATCATCTTCGTCTGGTAACGATTCTTGATAAGAACATAATGCCTCATATAGTTTTTGAGCGATTACAGGAGCAGTATTTTCATTCTGAATATCAGCAGATAATTCTTGTTTCATATGAAGTCTACGTTCTTCTACATTTTCATAAAATCCATTTACAATATTATGCATATCCATAGTATTACCTCACCTTCCTGGCCACCATTTGTGGCCACACTTCTGACAGAGATTTTTCTTCTGAGATGCACCAATCCAGCCGAAAAGTCCGTAACCTTGTTCTTCTGTTGTTACTGATGTAGAACCACAATGTGGACAACGAACAACATTTTGGAATGTATTTGGTTGTGGAGTTGGCTGTTGCGGTCTGTCATTATATCTTGGTAAAACATCAAATTCGAATGTTTGAAAATTATTTTTTATACATTCAAGTACTAATTTTGCCGTTACATAAGTTGATAAAAAATAGAATTCTGACCATTTTTTTAATTCATTGTAGAATTGTAAATATTTTTCATCACTTATTACCGGACGAAAATTTGATATTCCGTATTCCAGCTCAAGAAACTGTTTAAAGTGCGTTTTATCCTCTTCAGACAGTGGTATATAGTATTGGCTTATACAAGAAACATCCTGTTCTTTATTTCTGAAAATACAAATGTTGGTCGCTTGAATCACTTCTTCAGATAAATTATTATTTATAAGAAATTCAGATGCAGGACATCCGCAATAAATACAAGCCGGAGCTTTGTCACTTATCTGTTCTCCACATTCTGGGCATTTAATAAGGGCCATAGTATCATCTCTTTCTTTTATTTTTTATATGAATTATACCTTAAAATTCATCTTATGTCATTAAGTAAAATCGGAAAACTTACAAGCGCATTTAGTTCATTTAAAAATAATCCGTTAGATTTGACTAATATGGCTACTGCATTAGCTTCTGTCGGAAATGTTGATAATGCTGCTAAATATTTAGTAAAAATAAACAAACAAAATGGTAATTTTCTTGGTGAAAATGCTATGGCAGTTTTATTGAGTAAAGCATATCGTTCTTCAGGCATTAATCAAGAAATGGCTATGGGATCTATAAATAATGCATTAGCAAATAGTTCTAAATTTAGTATGGGTGGAATGCTTGGTAGTCTTTCTGCTGTTGGTACTGGTATTGCAACAATGTTTGAATCTATTGCCCCAGTAATAATTCCTTTAATTATCGCAGCAGTTGCTGCTAAAGCAGGTAAAATGGCTTGGGATAATTTTGCCACAAATACTGCTGCTAAAAAAAAATATCAAACTTCATCTAAGGCTTATCAAGAAGCTGCTTCTGAGAGAGATTCTGTACAATCTGAATATGACTCTAATAAAGAACGTATCCAAGAGCTTCGTGCTAAGGCGAATAGAACTGTAGATGAATCCAAAGAATTATCTAATCTTCAAAGTCAGAATGATTTATTAAATTCACAATTATCTGTAAAAAATCAAATTGCCGATACAGCTCAAAAACAAGCTGCGTTAGATGCTAAAACTGCATTGGAAAAAGGGAGCTATCGCAGTGGTGGGCTTCTTAATATGGACTACGACAGTGATCTGGAACATGCATCTCAATTAATAAAAGAAATTAAAGAAGCACAATCTGAAAAAGCTGAGATTGAAGCAAATCGTTCTTCTTACGATGATTCATATTGGTCAGATTATCAGAAAGAAGAACGTGATATTGCAAAATATGACAAAGATATCACTAATAAAAAATCTGATCTTTCAGATTTAATGACAACTATTTCTGATACTTCGCAAGATTTCTGGGATGAACAAGGAAATTTAGTTGATAAGTCTACCAAAGATACAGCTGACAAAGTAAAGAAACTTGCAAATGATTATACATCAATTACTGGCGTTTCAGATATCGACTCTAAAATGAATAATTTGTTTGCTCGTTCACAATTTAAGGATGTAAAAGATCAACTTCTGGATATTGGTAAAAAGCAGGGTTCTAAAGGTATTGAGACTAAAATTGATGAAATCGATGGTCTGAAATTTGCTTTAGATGACGCTGGCATCAGTGTAGATGATTTTACTTCTGAGCTTATGGCTATGGCAGATCCAGACGCAAAAAATCTGGAAGGGATTAAAGAAAATCTAAAAGATATTTTCGGTGAAATCAAAGATGCAGACGGAAATTCTCTTTATGACTTCTTTAAAGATAAATCGAATAAAGATATTGAGGGATACTATGATTATTTTCTCAATCAGGGATTAAACCCACAAACCAGTGATTACACATGGAAAAAAGAAGATATTGAAAATAGTTATAATGATTATCTCAAATCTAAAGAAACTATCGAAGCAGAGTCTTCAACATTTTCATCCAAATTCAAAAATTCTGCCGAAGATACAGCAACCGACCTTGACACTGTAACTGATAACTTCCAAACAGATATGTCAAATATCAAGTCTTCAATGGATTCTATCAAATCCGGTACATTCCAGAATTCAGATATTACTGATCTTATTCAGCAGTTCCCGGAACTTGCTACAGAGACTGATAATCTCCAACAGGGATTACAGAATTTAGCGTTTGATAAAGCAAGTAATGCTATCGGCAAAATTAGAGACTCTGTAAAAGATGTAACTGATCCAAAACAGCTTGCTGCTGCTGATAAATATGTTCAGAGTATTATGGATACTATGGATCTGAGTGGATTTGATATGAGCAATACTAAGTCTGCAATTCTTGGTAATTTAACAAAGAATTTAGCAGACAAACATATGGCCTCTGTTACAACACCAAACCTTGTAAATCAGTTAATGTCAGAATATGGAAATGATGAAATTGCAGTTCAAGCAATTATGAAATTGTCACTTGATCCATCAATGGCAAATGCTGATCTCGACACTTGGAAATCCAAAATTGAAGATACTAAAGTACAGATTCAGTTGGATACTTCAGCTAAAAATCTGGATAATCTCTCAAAAGAACTAACTCGTCTTCAGACGGATGCTTCCGATCAGCAGACAAGACTGAATAATAAATCTGCTTATAATATGAAAGCTACTGCTTCAGATTACACCAATTTAATTAAAAATGGTGACAAACAGATTGAGAATCTTAATAATCAGATTAAAGAATATCAGAATAATATCGATGCTTTGAAAAATAGCAAAGGCTTATCTCCTCTTTCTGATGAAGATAACGAACAAATTAAGCAGTGGCAAGATCAGATTCAAGCTTCTCAGATGTCTATTGAAAACATGAAGGCTTCTCAGGCCGATTGGACAAAAACAGCATTTAATCTTCCAGTAACTGATATGCAGAACACTGTTACCGCTCTTACATCAGCTATTAGCGAAATGCAGACAGAAACAGGTCTTACATCTGATACTATGGATAGTCTTAGAACACAATTCAGTGATCTAAAAGATGCTCATGTTGATAATGTATTCGATCGCACTGCAAAAGGTTTGAAAATCAACACAGAAAGAATGAAGGATTATCTGGAACAACAAAATGAATTCATGAATTCTGATTTTGCACAACGGATTCAGGATTATCAGGATCAATTATCAGCAGGTAATAAAGATTATACTCAGCAAGGATTAGAAAATCTTAAAAATCTGCAGGCACAGTATTTTGCTCAGTATCAGGAGGCGGCAAAACAATTCTCTGATTTCCAAGCTATGGTTAATGCCGACAATCTTTCTACTGAAGGCAATGAATATACTACAGCTAAGAGTTATCTGGATAACGCAAAAGATCTGTATGATAAAGGCTTAGTTGGTACTCCTCAGTTTAAAGCAGCTGCAAAATATTTTTCTCAGAATGGTTTTGAAGATGCTGATAATTTCATTGAGAACTACAACAAACTTAAAAATTATTACACTGATGATGCTTCCGGTCCAAAGAGATTTTTAAGCGATCTTGAAGCTAAGGGATTGGCCACTTACAAAACTCTTGAGGATGGAAATCAGCAATGGATGTACTCTTTCACTGATACTCAAGAAGCTGCAGATGCTATGGGTATGAGTCTTGAATCATTCGAATCTATGTTTGGTAGATTGAAAGATTATGGCGATACAAATAATTTTGTATCTTCTCTTGAAGAAGGTGCCCTGAAATCTGAAGAGATTGACGATAAACTCATTGATGCTCAGATTAAAATGGGAAAACTGAAAGCTAGTGGTGCAAATCAATCCGCTCTGGACGATCAACAAGCAGTTATTGACAATTTAATTGCACAAAAAACTGGTATTACTCAGGCTATATCTGATTTCAAAGATGGTACTGTTGATCGTAAGATTCAGGATATCAAGGATGCCAAAGGTTCTATTGACGAATTAAATCAGTACATAAAAGATAATGGTATTGATAAAGATTCTGATTTAGGCAAGAAATATATCGAATCAATTCAGGAACAAGCTAAGAAGACAGGCATTAAATTAACACCTGAATTTGAAGTTGATGAGGCTGCTTATAATGAAATGATCCAGAGTTATGAAGCGAAAGCTAAAGGCTCACAGATCAAACACTTCCAGGATGTCAACGAAGGAATTGAAAGTGGTAATACTGGAGATTACTCTGATTCTGATGTTGAACTGGTTAATAAAATTAAAGATGCTCAGGAACAGAAAAGTGAAGCATTACAGAACGTTATTGATGCTGTTAATTCATTGGATAAAGATCAATGGAATGAAGCAAACCAGATTGAATTAGGCAATGGAGCTTATGAATCTGAAGATCAGGGTATTCGTAATGTTGAAGATGCTCTTCAGGGACTTTCAGATCAATTTGGACTAACAAAAGAACAGGCAACTGCTCTTCTACCGGCTCTTGAAGCTTTAGGTGTTGTTAATATTGATCCTAATGTTGATATGACCGGGCTGGATGAATTGGATCAAGCTACTCAGGACGGAATGGCTTCATTGCGTCAGATGCAAGCAGATGGGGATATTAAACTCTCATTTGATGTGGATAGTAGTATAGAAGGATTATCTGTAGATAAACTACAATCACAAATTGGTGAATTAGAGCATATTAAAGTAAATTTTGACGTAGATTCATCTGAATATAAAGCAATTCAATCTATGATTGATCAACGTGAAATGCAAATGCATGTTCAGATTGCAGTAGATAAAACCGGTGATATTGATAAGTTATTATCTCTTAATGATGAAGAGTTGGCTCAAAAAGCTGAATTGGACGTAGATGTCAATACCGAAGATGGTAAAGCTAAAATCGATGAACTACGTTCAAGTCTTGAATCTTTATCAGGTGATACACCTGCTATATCGGTTAAAATTGACGAAACTCAATTCCAAGCATTGACAAAAGAACAACAAGGCCAAGGAACTGTAACTTTCAAACCAGAACATAGCGAAGTAGATGCTTACCTTGCTGAAGAGAAAAAAAGCGAAGGAAAAGTAAAATGGTCTAATGAGACAGGTTTAGTAGATGTTTATGCTGCTACCGAACATTATTCTCATGGTACTGTTCATTGGGGAAATGATATTTCTGCCGTTCAGACTTCATTCACTGCTACCGGAACTGTTAATTGGATAAATTCAGGTGGACCAAGTGGTGGTTTGAGTAAAGAAGTTCAACTCTCAAGTGGTACGTTCAAAGCTAAGTCTACAGGAAGCGCTTACAATGTTTTAAACATCACACCAGCTCATGCAAGTGGGACAAATGTTGCTATTAAACAAGATCAGCAAGCTCTTGTAAATGAAGTGGGTATCAACGGTCACGCTGAATCAATTGTTCGTGATGGTGTTTGGAGTTTAATTCCTGGCGGTGCTCATATAGAGAACCTGAAAAAGGGCGACATTATATTCTCTACTACTCAAACTGATGCTCTTCTTAAACACGGGGCTATTCAAGGACATGCCAGAGCTTATGCAAGTGGCACTGTTACTTCTCCAGGCGTTATGAAAGCTTATGCTGCTGCTGGTAATACTCCGGGATTCCACTTCCAAGGCGGGGCTGCAACTGTTAAACCTGCCGGATCTGGAAATTCTGGTAACTCCGGTAATTCTGGTCTTCAACATGCAATCGAAGATAATACAGATGCGGTATCAAACAATAGTGATGATACAAGTGACGCGGCTGATGAAGTAAGCGAAGCTCTTCAAAATGTAATCAAGAAGCTGAATGATAATTCTATGGATTGGGTTGAAGTTGCTATGGATCGTCTTGATCGTATAACTTCTAGGTATACAGATCTTGCCGAAAGTGATTATAGTCATTATACAAAAGCTCAAAAGTATTATAATAAAGCTCTTGAAAATACAGATAAAGAAATCAAGGCTGCTAAAGAAAGCATCTCTGTTTATAAAAGGAAGTCCGAAGAAGTTGCAAACAATGGCGAAGTAAGCAAATATCTTACTCCTGCTCTGAAGAAAAAAGTTCAAGATGGCACTATTAATATAGAAACATTGGATGCAAATCAGAAAGCTGCCGTAGAAGCATATAAACAGTGGTACGACAAGTATCTTGATGCCGTTCAAAAATATAGAGATAAGAAAACTCAGGAACTTGATTTAGCTAAATCTAAAGTTGATAATGTTTACGATTCCTATGATCTGATTATCAGTAAGCGTAAAGCTAAAGAGGAATATTATGCAGCTAAAGCTGAAAATCGTATAAAGAGCGGAAAATCTCAAAAAGTCGGTTCGGTATATTGGAAAGATCTTAAAAAACAAGTAAGTTATGCTCAATATCAGAAAGACTGGATGTTAAAAGAAAGAGATAAAGTTCAGCAAAGCATGACAGATTATCTTAATGTGAATGGTCATAACAAAAAAGATAAAGCTTATCAGGAAATGAAGAAAAATCTAACTGATTTGAACACGTCTATTGTTGAGGCTGATACACACATCCAAGAAGCTAAAGCTGCTCTTGAAGAAACCAGAGAGAACTTAAAGCAATGGCAAATTGATCGTTGGGAAAGAGCTGGTGATAAACAGGACGCTTCTCTTAGTTATAAAAAGAATGCTGATGATATTAATTATCAGCTTTCAGCCAATGATTATGAAGAACGTTTGAAAACTTATGATAAAACTATTCGCGCTGATGAAGCGAAAAGACAGCTTCTCGCAGAAGAAATTGCAGCAAATCAAGCTAACGGTGGAGCTTGGAGCAATGAAGAAATGCAGAAAAAGATTGAGGAATATGATAATCTTACTACTTCTATTATTCAATCTAAAGAAGCAATGCAGCAATTAGCTCAAGAAGAAATTGATTTTCGATTTAAACCTCTTGATGAAGCGCAGAATAAACTTTCAAATCTTGTATCTGAACTTCAGACTGCTCAGAAATTACTTGGCGATACCGAGAGTTTCTATAATGATGATGGAGCCTTCTCTACAAACGGTTTAACCAATATTTTATTGGTTCAAGAACAGATTGATGCTACTAAGGACAAAATAGCAAATTATCGTGAGGGATTAAATAAGCTGGACGAAATGTATAAAAATGGTGCAATTGGTCCAGAATATTATAAGACTAAAACTGATGAAATGCTTAAGAGTTTGCAACAAGAATCTGCTACTCTTGCCGATCTTAAACAGAACCTTCTTGATATGTATACTACTCAGGTTACTAAAGAGAACGATCTGTTACAGGAGAATATTGAAAAACGTAAAGATGCCCTTGCTGCTAAAGAGAAATATTATGATTATGATAAGACTCTAAAGAAGAAAACTAAGGATATCAATACATTAAAGGCACAGATTGCTGCACTTGAAGGAACATCAAATGCAGCCTCAAAAGCTCGTCTTGAGAAATTACGTGCGGAACTTGCAGATGCAGAAGACGATATGGCCGATACAATGCATCAGCATGAAGTCGATATGAAAAATACCGGCTATGAGAATTTTTCAGATGAGGCAAATAAGGCATTAGATAATACTCTTGATGCTGTTAAGAAAAATGCAGCTTTCCAAGAAGCTATTATTGGCAGCATGCTTTCTAATGTAAAAGCAAATTACGACAGCACCTATAAACATCTGGGCGACGTAATGGATCAGTATGGCATGAAAGTTTCTCAAACTTATAGTCAAATGATCACAAAGGCAGCTGACTTTAATACTGCTGCTGTAAATGCAACAAAAGCATGGGAAGGTGTTACAAAAATTGACACCAGTAAGCCTTATGGCGGTTCAACTGCCGGTAACAATGCCTTTAATAATGCAATGAATAATGCAGGATCTTCTCAGACTGCTGGAAGTCCAAATATTAAACCAGATACAGACTATACTCTGAAGCTGAGTGATACAGATATTTATCTGACATACAGTCATATCAAGAAACAGCTTAAAGCAACATGGTCACCAAAGAAACCGGAACACTCTGATATTGAGTGGAAAAGTTCTGATGAATCTATTGCGAAAGTTTCTTCTGATGGTACAGTTCGTGGTGTGTCTTCAGGTCTTAATAAGAACGGTTTAATGGCGCGTGATGAGTCTAAAACAAGAAAATGTATCATTACTGCTATTGGCGGTGGTGGTCTTGCTAAAGCTACTTGTACTGTTCATGTAATGCCGGATTCTCATTATGAGAAGATCAAGGATTATGCAGATAAAGCTGGCATTAAAGATACTTCAGGTAATAATCTGAGAGATGCTATGGAATATGCTTATAAAAATGGCGCAAACCATAGCGATCAATCATATACCGCAGTTGAGGGATTTAAGAAAGCATATCTGAAAGATTGGACAAATTCTCTGAGTAATCGTCCAGATGGTGCGACAGACGTTCCTGCCGGAGTGAGTCCTTTAATAGGATATTTTAATGCTAAAGGTAAGAAAGTCGGACCAAAAGAAATGCAACAGCTTGCAGATATTCTTCAGATCAATACTCCGGGTGTTAAGAACTATGATTCTTGGGGATCTACTCTGAAAAATAAAATCCTGAAGGCATATAAATCCTACGGATTCTCTAAAGGTGGTGTTGTACGGAAAGGTATTCCTGCCAGCATACTTGATATAATCGGCGGGGACGCTTTAATACCGCGTGGAGATTCTATGCTGATTGGTGCAAATCCGGGTGAAACTGTTTTGACAAAAGAATTCACAGATCAACTGAAACCTACAGTTGCTACTCTGAATGAATTTAATGCTAGAATGGCGAAACCAATTACCACTATTCTACCATCGTCTTCAAATGATACAAGTGTGAATAGTGAGTGTAATATTACAATCAATGTTGATAAAATCAATAATGAGCAAGATATTAAGAAACTTGCTTATCAAATTGGTGATATTATCACTGAACGTAATAAACGTGACTGGAAAAAAGTTCGCTAATTTAAAAGGGCTGTCTTTAAGACAGCTCTTTTAATATTAAAAAATATATGAAAGAGGTGAGAAAATGCTACAATTTGAATTTAATGGTCATACTTCTGACGAATATGGATTGATTGTGACTAGAATAGAAGAAAATGATACTCTTGTAAATCGTTCTTTGCAGTTAGGAGAAAAGAATAAATATCGACCAAAAGAAAATCAGTTCGGAACATTATATGGTGATAATTATTCATTCAAAATGGGCGTAATGAGAAATCCATGCAGAAACAAAAATGTAGTTCCAGAATTAAAAAATGGAATTTTAAAATACGATCCAACATATACTCCATATTTAGATAATGGAATTTTAAAATTTTCTATGAATTATACAGCTGATATAAAAAATGGAATTATTATTCCAAATGATTCTGATTATTTAACTTCAAATAATATTAGAATCATTAATGCATGGTTAACATCCCCTCAATATCCAAGGCTTCTTAAATTTATTGGAGACGATTATTTTTCAGAAGAAATCGAATTTTTTGCTACAATTACAGAGGTATCTACAGAACATGCATCTCTTCCATATGAACTAACATACACAGTAACTTGTGATAGTCAATGGGGATATACTCCTCTTATTTTATGTAAAACAACTTCCTCTTCTACTCTTCCTAGAGAATATTCTATCCAGAACAATTCTGATTGTTGGGAAGATTATGTATACCCCACAATTAAAGTTTCTCCAAAATCTCATGGGATAATTACTATAAAGAATAAAACCGATAATGATAGAACAATGAAAATTAATGCATTAAAAAGTGATGATTTCTATATAGATTGTAGAAATTTAAAAATTTATGACATCACAAATTCTATTGTATCATTTGAAGACTTAGGCATTGAGGATATAGATGACATTTATTGGCCTCGTCTTGCTTACGGAGAAAATATCTTTGAATTTACAGGTGATGCTACATTTGAAATATCATACAGAGAACCAAGAAAGGTTGGTGCCTTTGCATGAGAATGACTCATAACTATGATGTTTATGGAAATACAGAATCTGCAATCATTTATTTGGCTAAACCTGGGAAACGATTCTTTTGTGCATTAGGTGGAATTGATACTTCTACTGTTTCTGTTACGTTAAGAACTAATAATACTGCAGAATTAACTTTCACAGTTGATAAATATGTAGATGGCGTAGAATCTCAAGGATATGAAGAACTTGATGAAATGATGGAATTGTATTGTGACGGAATCTGGTATAAAATTATGGATCCTCCAACAGAGACAAATGACGGAACACAATGTACAAAGGATATTACCGCCGAATCATATGAAATCTCTCTTACTCAATATAAACTAAAAAATTTTAAAATTAACATGGGTGAAGAAGATTCTTATGAAATGATGTACCAAAAAAATCATGATATTAATAAGTTTTATCAAATTAAATTTTATAATCCAGAGAATGAAGATCTAAGTTTTCTACATATTGTGCTGAAACATGCGGATGTACCTGGATGGAAGATCGGATATGTAGACAACATCACTCCGGATGATGATAAGGTATTACTTCCAAATGAAATCTGTAATTTCGATGTGAACGATCAAAATGTATATGCGTTTTTCACCCAAACTGCTGCTCCTGCATATAAATGTGTTTTTGAATTTGATACCGAAAATTTATTAATTAATGTATATAAGCCGGATAGTTTAGGTAAAGATACAAATGTAGTACTTGGTTTTCGTAATATTCAAGATAGCGTAACAATATCAAGAGACGACAGTTTGGTAACACAATTTTATGTTGATGGACTTGACGATTACAATATTGATCTCGCAAATTTTGGAAACTCTGTAATTACAGATTGTTCTCATTTTTGTCGTGAACCATATATGAACATTGTCCTACAAGAAAAATATACAGCTTGGCAAAAATACATAGAATCAAGAAGAGATGAATACTGTAATCTATCTAGGGAGTATAATAAAAATCTTGACATTCTTGCTGAATTGATGAATAGAGTCCCTATTGATACTGCTCAGACAAATTGGTTCGGACAAAAAGTTGAAGATCTAAAAGATGCATATGATTCAAACATGGCTATAATCAAAGGTTTTGAGTCTATTCATGTTGATGAAGAAGGAAATTTTGATCTTGAAGATTTGAAAAACTCATCCGATTGGCCTATGTACGAATCAATCATGAACTATACTCTTCCATCCATTGTGGCTGCGTTACAAGCTCAAGACGAAACTATAGAGGGTTTCGGTAAGGGAAACATCATCTCATGTGTAAATCCAGTTGTATTAGGTCAAGATTGGTATATGGTAGGTTCCGGAACTTCTTCGTTCCAAACAGTACAAATTAATGACGCACCTGCATACGGAATTACTCGTGGAGTTAAAGTAACCGGTACAGATGGTGGTATCTATCAACACAATATCAGTATCGAACCATCTCAGAGATATACTCTTAGTTGTTTTGTAAAAGGATCCGGTACATTTTATCTTGGTTATAATAACACCGGAGAGGACAGAAAGAATATTTCTTATAACATCACATCTTCTTGGACCAGAGTTTATACTTCTTTCAATCTAACATCACATCTTATTGATGTGGCATTTACAGGAAGTTCTGACTTTACTGTCTGTGGTATGCAGCTTGAAATGGGAGATGCCCCATCTCAATTTGGATACTTTACGCAGTCTGAAACAATCATGAAAGCGTATGAAACAGATTGGAAATTATACGGCATTGCAGAATTAAAAACTAAAATTGCCATATATGATTCATGTATCAAGGAACTAAAAAAGAATGGATATGCAGATGGATATAATCCTCTTTCTGGATACGAAGAGGCATATTTCACTCAAATGCATCAGAAATATCTGGATTATTTGAATTTAAAAGATCAGGCTGAGACTGCATTAAAGGAACGTCAAGCTGAATATGATGCGGCTAAGAAACCTGAAATTCAAGAAAAACGAAACCAGATTGCCAAAGATGTTTTAATGGAAAATTTTGGTAAAGTACAGGAAAAATATCCAGCGTTTACAGATAAGGAAACGTATATTATTAAGAGCCTGTATAATCAAGCAACTTATTCAAATGAAAATATTATTATTACGACTCTTGATAGTACAGTTGATGCAGTCGATAAAGCGATTACATTATATAAAGATGCTGTAGAAGAATTGTATGTAGAATCTCATCCACAATATACTTATACAGATGAAATTGGAAATATTTATGCTCTTCCAGAATTCAGAGAATATCATGATCAGCTTGCAGTAAATGATTTTGTTCGATTAGGACTATCTGATACACGATATGTAAAACTTCGTGTTGTAGAAATCAGATATAATCCTTGTGATATGGATGAAACGATGGAAGTTACTTTTTCCAACATGGTTCAATATAAATCAAAATTAACAAATGATAACGAATTTTTAACAAATGCATTAAATCAGACCTCTGACAGAACCGGTGGTCGTGTTAATTCAATCAACAAATCTTCTACTTCTGATTATGTCATTACATCAGAAGCTATTAAGCAAATCTTTTCAAATCCTCTATTCAATTCAATGCTCGGTGGGACTACTACAGGAGGATCCGGATCTGGCGGAACCGGGTCTGGCGGAACCATTACCGCTGATACAATTATTGCAGAACTCGTGAAAGCAAAAGAAGGTGTATTTGATAAGCTTACTGTTGATACTGCTTTCATGAAATATCTCGATGTAAAACTTATTTCCGCAGATAAAATCACAACTCGTATTCTCGAAGCGGAACAGGCAAATATTGAAAAGCTGTCAGCTAAGATTATAGAATCTAATCAGATTAATGCTGATATGATTAATGTAAAAAATCTTCTTGCAGGTCATGCAGGAGTTGGAGAATTACATACAATTCATCTTACTGTAGAAAATGCAGAAATTGATCAGGCTGTTATTACTAATCTCATCGCAAAGAAAATTGCAGTTGGAGATTTAATGGCTCAAAATGCTCTTGCAAATCAAATTGTACTTATCTCTAAAGACAATAAACCTACTATTGCATTTCAAGAAAGTACCCAACAGTTTTATGATTCCAAAGGAAATGTTCGTGTGCAGATTGGTATGGACGGTAAAGGGGATTTCAACTTTATTGTTAAAAATGGAGACAGAGCCGCTTTATTTGATGAAAATGGTATTACCCAGACAGGTATTCCAGATAATACAATTCTTGGAGACATGATTAATAACGCCACCATTACCAAAGACAAACTTGGATTCCAAATCATAGAACCAAATGAACAAGGTGGTATTGACATCACTAATATTTATGATGGCAAAGGAAATCAATGGTGGGGAATAGAAAAGACGACTATTACAGATGACTACACAAAGCAGATTAAGAATGTTACAGATACTCTGACCGGACAAATCGAAACTAAGGTTAGTAATACTCAATATCTTAAAGATCAAGAATCTATCCGAACAGATTTTTCTGATATCAAACAAAATGTTTCTGGGATTACATCTACTGTAAGCAGTATGCAAACAGATCTTTCTGAAGCTCAAGAAAAAATTAAAGCAAACACCTCTTCTATTACTCAGAATGCAGATAAAATCAGTTTTATGGTAACTGGTGACAAAGAGTCTGAGTTCACAGTTACTGATAAATTTATTCAGATGATTTCTGACCATATTAGCATTGATGCCAGCACCATTGACATTAATGGTATTATCACTGCAATGAATACACACACTGGACCAGGTAAAACTAAAATCGACGGTGGTATTATTGAAACCAATACTATTACTGCTGATTCTATTAAAGTTGATGCAATCAGATCAAAAATATTTGAAGATGATCTGACATCTAATTATTCACTTAAAGGTATCTGGTTTGATTTATCAGAGAACGGTGCTATTAAAGGTAAAAATTTTGCTGTTGATTCTAATGGTAATGCTTATATTCGTGGTGACAGCACTGTTGAGGGAACCATTATAGCTAATAAAGGTTATATTGGTGGTATTGGCGGTTTCCATATTGAAGCGGGAAAACTATATTCTGGTATGGATACCTTTCCTGAACAACCAACATCAATATCAAAAGATAAAAATGTGTATATTGGTACAGACGGAATTGCTCTTGGTGGTGGGAATTTCAGAGTTGATCCAAATGGTAAACTTTATGCTAACTCTGGTACATTTTCAGGAACTATTTACGCTGATGGAGGAACTATTGGCGGTTGGAATATATCTGCAAATTCATTAAGTAACAGAGATGGATCCATAAGTTTGAATCCAGATGGTTTAAAACTTGGCAATCAGTTAAATATAGATAATCAAGGGAATGCAACTTTTGGTGGTAAACTATCAGCTGCTACCGGAAGTTTTTCTGGTGAATTAGTTGCAGCAACAGGTAGCTTTTCTGGAGAATTAAAAGCTGCTACTGGCACATTCTCTGGGGATTTAAAAGCTGCTAGTGGAACATTTAGTGGAACCTTAAACGGTGCTAATGGTACTTTCAGTGGAGTACTATCTGCTGCAACAGGTAGTTTTACAGGTGCGGTTACTGCTACTTCTCTTACTTTGAGTGGCTGTAAAATTGATTATAATACAGATATTGAGAATAAACCTGATATTCCATCTGATATGACATTATATATTAAAACAGACGGTACTGTTGGTACACTCACAGAAGAAGTGCAAAATATTCCAACTGGAGCAAAAGGTTTCAAAGTATCATCAGATGGTCTTCTTCAAGCATCGAATGCTATTATTTACGGAACAATTTTTGCAAATCAAGGGACAATCGGCGGGTTTAATATTACGACACGCCTAGATAATAGTGATCATGCTTATGAAAATACATTATATGTACAAACTACAGATGGAAGTGGTAATACATATCAATCTGGAATCAGAGGAAATACATCTAATAACGATCCGTCCGGTGCTGCATTCTATGTTAGAAAGAAAACAAGCAGTATGACTTCTTGGGCTGATGCAGAATATCCATTTGTTGTTAGAAAAAATGGTAGAATGCTTTGTACTGACATTACTATTGGTGATTCTCTCAATATGTTAATGCAAGATGACTATAATGATGAATCAAAAAAAGTAAAAGCGATTTCAACAGATTCAATAAGTACAAAGTTTGGCTATATATCCAATAGCTCCGCTGCGTATATGTCAGCATGGAAACCAGGATCTAATAGCCCAGGAATATTATCATTTTTTGTTGGTGGTGGACAAGCATTAAATATGGAAAGACAAGGCTCTGGATTGAATAGATACTACACTTTTTATCCATGTAATGTATCTGTTGATTTAGGACTTTCAACTGATAATTTTAGAAATCTATATATAGAAAAAATTATTTTTCCTGATAAGTCATCTATGACAACAGCAAAAACAAGTGGCGATGCGTCTAGTTATGGTTCTCTTACTAATAAGCCAGGTATTAACGGACATACGTTAGCAAGCGGAAATAATACCTTATCTAATTTAGGGATCGCTGCACGATCACATTCTCATTCAAACTCTGACATCAATTGGAGTACTACGTTAGGATATAAAGGATTTGGTCATTGCCATACGGTTCTTATTAATAGTGATAAAAATATGTGTGTTGCCATTAGTAATGGTAGTGTTCCTGCATTCACTCCTTATAATGTTACATCATATACCAATATTGATAATTATATGGTAAGTGCTGGTGGAACTTGTAATTTAGGAAGCACATCTGCTCCTTGGAATGCTGTATATGCTAAGAATTACTATGATGAATATGGAAATAAGATTTCTACAGGCGGTGGTTCAATTAGTCTTAAAATTGATGGAGTTACACGTAGTTCTGGATTCACGAATTATAACCTTGCAACGCAAGATTGGGTGGCTGGTAAAGGATATTTAACTCAACATCAATCTCTTTCTGGATATGCTACTACAAGTTGGGTTAAAGGAGCATTTGGTGATACATTAAGTATTTCAGGAAGTACATTATATTTAAAAAATTATAACGGTTCTCAATTAAGCTCAGTTACTTTACCAACAAGTTCTGGTGGTGGGAATTATGCTCCATTAAATCATACACATGATCATTTAACAGGATCATTTGATGTTACAGTTGGTTCATCAACAATGTATCCAGATGGTGATGGTTCATATTCATGCGGTAGTAGTGGACATAGATGGAAATATGTTTATGCATCTAACGGTATAAATACTGGTTCTGATGAGTATATAAAAGAAAATATCAAAAGCATTACTAATTTTCCATCTATTGATAAATTTTATATGTCATTAAATCCAATTCAATATAAATTCAAACAACGTCCAAACGATGATGAAATATCTAAAATACATTTTGGATTTGGAGCAAGGGAAACAGAAAGACATCTAAAGGAAAATAATTTTGAATCAGAAAATTATAGTATAGTTACAAAATCTATTTTAGATAAGCCTAATTTTGTTGGACGTACTGATGAATATTCAATGAATTATCTTGAATTTATCTCTCTCAACACCCACATGACTCAAAAAGCCCATCACCGTATTGATTCTCTCGAATCTGAAAATCAATCCCTTAAGAATGAAATTCTTATGCTTCAGGGACAGCTCTCTCTCATTACTCAACGACTACAAAAAATGGAGGAAAAGTTATGTTAAAAATTAGTGAAACAAGAAATGTATCCGGTCAGGTTATGATCGGTGAAGGTGAAAACTCAAAGCAGGTTGCTTATCTTAATGCATCTGTTAGTAAAGATGGAAATGTAAATATCAATAAATCCATTCAGGATAGCGAAATATTTAAAACAAATAAAGAAGCAGTCCTGAAAGATTTTACAGAGTTTGAAACATATGTGTATGGAATTATTCCTGAATAAATAAGAGGCCATGAGCAATTGTGGTCTTTTATTATGCAAAGAAGGTGAAATATTTGACCAGTCGAGAATATGAACTTGAATTAAAGAAAATCAAAGCCAAAAATCGGCAGATTGAAATGAAACGAAATCTGAAGGCAGCAAAAGTTAGTAGATTTAACATTCCAAAGATTTCTACCAGTAAATTGATTCTTGTTGCAGTACTTCTACTCAATCTACAGATCATTTATTTCGTAGAAAAAGCGATCATGACATATGGTGATTTATCTGCTCTCTACGCTCTTATTGCTATCCCAGCGACACTTATCCCTACGGTGTGGGCTTATTTTAGTAAGGCAAAAGCTGAAAATTGTGCAGGCGGAATTACTTATGATTCTGCAATGGAACAACTTAGACAGTCATCTTCAGAAAATGATGAAGCTGTCGGTTAGGAGGAAATTATGAATATTAAACAGGGTATTCAGGACGTATTATATCTGATCATTACTGGTGTTCTTCCACTTCTTATTACTTATGGAATCCTCTTCTTAAAAGTAAAGATTAAAGAACAGGAAAAGAACCTGGAGAACGACCAGCTCGTAAAATATATAGACGCTGCCACTGATGCTATTAGTAAAGCAGTGCTCGCAGTTAATCAGACCTATGTTGATTCATTAAAGAAACAGGGTAAATTTGATGAGGAAGCTGCTAAAACTGCTAAACAGATGGCTATTGATAAAGCTAAGGCTTTGATTACAGAAGATTCTAAAGCGGCTATCGAAACATTATATTCTGACTTTGAAGCATATCTAAATGATGCTATTGAAGAACTCGTCAGAGAAAATAAAGTTACATATTAATATAAAAGGAGTACAAGGATTATGAAAAAAGTTATTGTAAATGCAGACATTATGGCAATGTATAAAACATTAAATTCTATGAAGAGTCGTGCGGATTTAATCGCAGGAGATGTTGATGTATTCTGGGCGAATACAATGAACCTGAAGACTCTTAAGGCGCAGGTAGATAAAATCTCAGAGGTTGAGCAGGAGTTAGTTGATTCTTATTTTACAGAGGAAAACTCACATCCTATTGTTGACGAAAACGGTAATGAAACAGGAAATCGTGTTCTTAATGATGACATAAAAGATAAAATCATTCCTGAAATCCAAGAAAGTCTGCAGAAAATTTATGATAAAACATGTGAACTTGATGTTGAGATGATCCCAGAGGAATCTCTCAAGAAAATGCTTAAATCTAATGAAGACAAACTGTCTATGCTTGATATGACAGTACTATATGAATTTGTAGAAAAAGGTGAGTAATAATGGCAACATATATTCAGGGAATTCAAACCTCTGTTGGTGTTGTTAAGTATGATTACAATTATCTGGCTAATCTCCCTGAATCAGATATGACATTATCTAAACAGGGTGCATTCGCTGATGCCCTTGTTGTTGGAAGAAAACTTACTCAGCTGGGAGCTGATGTGGATAAATTGAAAGAATCTATGACTGCCGTACAGAAATCTATCTCTGATCTGCAGTCTGCAGATTCTTCTTCTAACACTTCAATTGAACAGATCAATACATCGTTACTTAGCATGACCAATAATATCGAAACAATACAGAACAATATTACTACTTTGACTCAGAATACTGCTGAGATCAAGAAAAGTGCTGATAATGCGAATTCATCAGTCACAACACTGCAGGAAACTATTAAGTCACTACAGACTAGAATTGAAGCTTTAGAAAAAACTCAGACTAAATAAGGAAGGAGGCAGTTATGTATACACTAAAAATTACAGATGAAAATACTGTTGTAACAACAGTCAAAGAATCAATTGTGGAAAGAAGTAATTATGTAGATAAGATTCAGATTGTAACAAGTAAAATGTATCGGGAACAGATTGATATGTCAGATACAACTGTTTATATGAAGTATAAGCTCCCGGTGTCAGACAAAATTAAAATGACACAACTTATTATAAATAATCTTGAATATGAACAGAATTATATTCAGTATTTAATTCCTGTCGATGCAGCACTTACTGCTGAAGTCGGGGATATCGAAGTATCTTTCACGTTCTTAAAACTTGTTGCTAATGAAGATGGAACATACACTTCTTATATTCGAAAAACCACATCAGGTGTTATTCATATTACTCCACTTGTACAATTTGATAAATATGAACCTTCTGAATTGTTTACTGAAATTGATCAGAGGCTCCTTGCTATGGAAGGAATGATTAAAGATCTCAATGCTCAGAATAAAGCGACTTATGAAGGTATGGTAAAAGATATTCGTCTTAATACAGAAGACAGAAAAATCACTTTAACAGACAGAAATGGTGAAGATACCGGAAATGGTATCGTTGTAAAAGATCTTTCTGCTATGGTAGCCGAAGATATGACAGGTAAAGATCCTGATGGCACACAGGATGGAGTTGTTCATCTTGATCAGGTTGTCGATCTGGATAAATTATTAAAGTAAAGGAGTCATGATATGTCATTTAAAGATTCTAAAATTGCTGCTGCGGCTAATTCGGCAATGACTTTGAGTGCTGAGTTAGCCGTAGACACTGAGGAATATACATTATGTACTGATGGTCGTTATGAAGTATATACCAAATATCAAGACAATGCATATTCAACAGTGGATAACTTAAAAAATATTGCCGTTGATGCTACACAGATTAATATTATGCAGGAAGAAAACAGCCAGTATATGCCATTTAGGATTCCAAGATATTGGGATGGTATGGATCTTATGGATATGCTCATCCAGATAAGATATGAATCTATAGCTGAGAAAAAAGGTAAAGTAGCGACAGTTATCAATGTAGCTTCCAACAATACTTATATTCGATTTGGTTGGTTAATTGATGCTGCTGTTACAGCAAATGCCGGAGATATAATTTTTGAAATTATGGCTACTGGCGTAAATGAAAAAGGAAACAATTATATTTGGAGAACCAGACCAAATGGTAAGTTTACTGTTCTTCAAGGATTAAATTATGACGGAATCATTGAACCTTCTGAAGATTGGTATACAAGTTTTGTAAATATGATTCTTGGTCATGTAGCCGAAGCAAAACAATACGCAGATGAAGCAAAGGCTTCTGCTGCTTCTATTAATGTAGATGATATAAAGGCAGATGTAAAAACATCTGTTATGAATGATCTTAATGGAACAGTAACTGAATCTCTGAAAGCATATTATACAAAAACAGAAGTTGATACAAAAGTCAAAGAATTAAACACTGCTATTTCCGGTATTGACAGTTTGAAGAACTTAAAAGTTGAATATGACAACACAACTGGAAATTTAGTGTTTAAAGATGGAACGGAACCTATTGGAGAACCTATTACTATTAACAGTCTTGCAAACCTCATAGTTGAGTATTCTGTTGTCAATGGAAAAGGTTCATTAGTATTTAAAGATGGAGAAACTATTATTCAGACTGTAGAACTTAGTTCTATTGAGCCATCTGCTGAGTGGAGAGCTGCATTGAAGCAGGAACTTGAAGCAGAAATGGACGAGAAAGATACAGTAATCTCTAATCGAATTGATCCACTTGAAACAGCTAAAACTGAAATCGAAAAGAATGTAAATGCCAATACTACTGCTGTCTCAGAGATAAAAACTACTATTTCAAACATTGAGAAGAAAGTAGAAAGTGCTGCTACAAAATCTGATGAGGCCAAAAATGCTGTAGATATCTTGAAACAAAATATGACTTCTTATGATACTCAGTTTGAAGGAATTAATACAGATATTACAGATGTTAAGGCCGCTATTGAAGAAATCAAGAAAAATCCTGCGGCTGCAGAGTACGATGTTACATACGAAAATAGTATTTTTACATTTTTAAAGGATGGAGAAATCCAGAAAAGCTTTAAAATTGAAGGTGGTGGAGGATCTTCCTCAGATACTACTACTATTACTATTGAAAGAATCACAAATGCAGATGCTATTTTCTTACTTGGTTCAAAAGCAATTATTGAATATAGTTTTTCATCTGTAGATAATACTGGTGATACAACTGGAGCCGGTACTGCTGTGTGGAAAGTTGGTAATACTATTGTAGCTACGAATACGGCTGCGCAAGGAAACAATAGTTTTGATATCACTGAATATCTTAATGTCGGTGCAAATACTATTAGATTAACTATTACCGATAGTTTTGGGACACTTGCCACTAAGACATGGACTGTTACTATTGTAGAATTCAAACTTGAAAGCACATTTGATGATACTTTGTTATATACAAATACAGATGTAGTATTTAGATATACACCTTATGGAAACGTTAATAAGACTCTTCATTTTATTCTTGATGGTGAAGACTTAGGCACTGTTGAAACTCAGTCCTCCGGCAGAATTATGTCTTATAATATTCCTAAACAGGAACATGGCAGCCATTTACTCAAAGTATATATGACTGCGACAATTAACAATAAAGAAATAACCTCAAATACTATTTGTAAGGATATTATTTGTGTTGATCCTACAAATAGAACTCCTATTATTGGATGTGCTCAACAGGAATTTACAGCACAACAGTACCAGGCAACAAGTATTAAATATGTTGTATATGATCCTGATCACAATCCCGCCTCTGTAAAACTATCAATTGATGGTAAAGTACAGAGCACTCTTTCTGTAAATCGTTCTGCTCAAATCTGGAGTTATAAGTCATCCACTGAAGGAAAACATAACCTGACCATCTCATGTCGTAAAGTGACTAAGATTTTATCAGTTAATATCACTAAACTTGATATTGATGTTGAACCAATCACAGCCAACTTAGCATTTGATTTTAACCCTGTTGGAAAATCCAATGGAGATACCGACAGACTCTGGACCGATAAAAATAACTCTGCTATTACTCTTTCAGTATCAGATAACTTTGACTGGGATAATGGTGGATACCAGATTGATGCTTCTGGAAACCAGTATTTCTGTGTAAAAGCTGGAACAACTGCTCAGATTAATTATAATCTCTTCGGAAAAGACCCGAAACAGACTGGTTCTGAATTCAAATTTGTATTTAAGACTCAGAATGTTCGCAATGCTTCTGCTACTTTCTTATCATGTATTGATGGTACTGAAGGCTCTGACGTAGGTATTAAAATGGATGTTCATGAAGCATACGTGAACACTTCTACTGACAGCTTATATTTTCCATATAGCGAAGAGGATATTATTGAATTTGAATATAATATCAATACAATTGATACAAAAGACACATCTGCAACTTCTATCATTATGACTTATGAAGACGGAGTTGGAGGAAGACCTCTTATTTATGATAATTCTCATAGACTGCACCAGTATTCTCCTGTTCCGATTACTATCGGTTCTCCGGATTGTGATGTGTTGATTTATAGAATGAAAGCTTATTCTGCTTCTCTCACAGATTCTGACATTCTTGCTAACTTTATTGCAGATGCCAGAGATTCAGATGAAATGATTGCAAGATATAATAGAAACCAGATCTACAATGACAATAATGCTCTTACTCCAGATTCTGTAGCTAATGCTTGCCCGAATTTAAGAATTATAAAAATTGAAGCCCCTCACTTTACAAATGATAAGAAGGATTTTGTTAAAAATACTTCTATGGAATGTATTTATAAGAATGGGGATCCTAAATTAGATAACTGGAAATTTATTAACTGTTTCCACGCCGGACAGGGAACTACAAGTAATGAATATGGTTTTGCTGCCAGAAATATTGATGTTATTTGTTGTGCGGATGGTGTACATCAGATCAATAGTAAGATTCCTCTTGATCCTAACTATAAAACAGAGTTAGTTCTTGGTGATGGGACAAAATATGAGGACGGAACTGGTAAAATTAGTCTTACAAGAAACTCTGTTCCAAATAATTGGTGGAATTTTAAAGTAAATGTAGCATCTTCAAATATGGCAACTAATGCATTAGGACAGAAGAGATTCAACGACTTTTTACCATATGAAAGTCCTGCGGTACGTAGAGATCCTAAAGTTAAAAACTCTATGGAATTTGTCAACTGTGTAATCTTTATTAAAGAATCTGATCCTGATATTACTACTCATAGAGAATTTCAGGATACAGACTGGCACTTCTACTCTCTCGGTAATATGGGAGATTCAAAGAAGACTGATATTACAAGAGCTTATGATCCAGAGGATATGAAAGAATTCTGTATTGAGATCAGTGATAATACTCTTCCAAACTCTGCATTCCAGACCGGTATAACAAACCAAGATGGAACTATGAAATATCCTATCAGTAAAGCTGAATGGAAAACTGGTAATACAGCATATGATGCTCTGTATAATAACTGGGATGGATCATTTGAATTCAGATATGATTGTTGCGGCGATTCTAAGGATGGTTCTGCTCTTACTTCTGATGAAGCAAAAAAGAAAATACGTACAGATAACAAACAGATTTGGAGAGACTTCTATGAGTTTGTAATCACATCCAGTGATAAAGAATTTAAAGATGGCTTGAAAGATTGGTGTATTCAGGATGCAATGCTCTATTTCTATTTAGTTACACTCAGATATAGTATGATTGACAATAGAGCCAAGAATGTTTTCCCGCATTGGGCAAAACATTATATCACTCAGGAAGAAGCTACAACTATGGGTGATAAAGCTAAATATTATACTATAGATGATGATGCGGCTGCTCTGCATAATGGTTATAGATTTGATCTATGGGCATATGATATGGACACTCAGCTTGGTATTAATAATTCAGGTGAGCTGTCATTCCCATATGGTAAGGAAGATACCGACTATAAAGAAGAAGGAAATCCTTCATCTGGTTATGTTTTCAATGCTGCTGAATCTGTATTGTGGTGCAGAATACGTGATGTATTTACACAAGAATTAAGAAATATGTATCAGTCTGTAGACTCTAACTGTTGGTCTGATTCTCATTTAATTAATGAATATGAGGCTTGGCAGAGCCAGTTCCCAGAAGAACTTTGGAGAATCCACTATGAAAGATTATATCTGAGAACATATCGTGCTGGAACAGTAAGATTCCTTAATGAGATGATGAATGGACGTGGAAAATATCATCTCAGACAATGGGAACGTGACCAGCATATTTATATGGGAACGAAATTCTTACATACAGATGTAAAGTCTGATCAGATTATGTTCAGATGTAATACTCCTAAGAAAGTTGTAGTTAAACCAGATTATACTCTGAAGATCATTCCTTATTCTGATATGTATATTTCTGTACTTTATGGTAATTCACCAGAAACTACTCAGGTACGTGCAAAAGCCGGACAAGAATATAAGATTACTACGGACTTAACAAATATGGATGATACAGCTATTCTTATCTATGCTGCATCAAGAATTGAGGCACTAAATGACCTCTCTGCTTGTTATATTCATGATAATGATTTCTCAAAGGCTTCTAAGCTGAAAACTCTTATCATTGGTAATAATACAGCTGGATATCAGAATACTTTTATGACATCTCTTAATATGGGTAATAATACTCTTCTTGAGACTTTGGATATTCGTAATTGTCCAAATCTTACAGGATCTGTTAACCTGTCTGCATGTGAAAATCTTATTAATCTTTATGCTGATGGAACTATTGTAACATCTGTATTATTTGCTAATCATGGTAAGATTGCTCATGCTTCTCTCCCGTCTTCTATCAACACTCTTACACTCAAGAACCTCAAAGACTTAACTGATCTTAAGGTTGCAGGATACGATAATTTACAGACATTTGTATGTCAGAATTCTATCGTAGATGCTCTTGCTATCTTAAATGCTGCTATTAATACTCTTCGTACCGTAACAATTACTGGTATCTCATGGAATCTTGATGATACTACGCTTCTTCTGAAATTATCAAAACTTGCCGGTATTGATGATAATGGCGCTACTACTGAGCAGTCAATTCTTACTGGATCTGTTCATGTTCCTGTAGTCAGACAGCAGGAATATAAAGAATTTGTTGGTTCTGAAGATGAACCTGGAATCTGGACAGACCTTGTTCTTACTTACGATTCAATCATTACTCAATTCAAAGTTACATTTATAAATGATGATGAAAGTAATACTATCCTTGATATCCAGTACGTAGATAAAGGTGGAAACGCTGTTGATCCTACTACAAGAGAAGTTAATCCGATTCCTATTCCTACAAAGAAAAGCACAATTAAGCTTGATTATACCTTCAAAGGATGGGAAGGTTCAATGACAGGAATCTTTGCTGACAGAACTATTACTGCTATATATGACAGTAAAATCCGTGAATATACTGTAAAATATGTTTCTAAAGGATTATCTCTTCAAGAATCTACTGCCCAGTATGGTTCTTATGTAAAATATACAGGTGATACTCCTGTATATACTGCTGAGGAATCTGCTTATAAGTACAATCTGTTTAAAGGATGGGATAAGTCAGGATTTGTCGATGGAAATAAAACGATCAATGCAGTATATGAAACCTGCGAATATGTAGATGGATATTTTGATGGTAAGGATCTGGCCAATATGACACAGGTTGAGCTTTATACTCTTATGAAAATGGGACTTGAAGCAAAATCATTATCATTAAAAGATACATTAGATTTCAAACTTGGTGTTGATTATAGCTATGGCGACATTGAAGAGCATGAAGTTATTTCAACTGCGACTAAATTTGATGGAACAAACTATATTGACACCGGATTAAAGATCATGGAAAAAGACAGAGACTTTACGATTGCTATTGACTTTGAATTTGATTCAGGAAATAGTGTAAACTCCACTCTTGCTCAGTGTTTTCAGGGTGATGGTTCAAATGGATTCAGACTTTGGTATTCTCAGGAACCTCGTTTCTCATGGAATACTGATAGTATAACTCCATCTGCTGGAACAAATCGAGAGATTATTGTATTCCGTCATGAAGCTGGAAGTCAGAAGCTTTATGTATACAATTCAAACATGACTGGGAAAGAAGTGTCTTCTACTACTCTGAATGCGATTAGGATTCCAGAGCATAGTTCCACTCTCGTATTTGGATGTTCTAAAGCTGACGACGGAGCATATGAAAACTTTGCAAAAGGCACTGTACATTGGGCTAAAGTCTGGTACGCAGATCTTGGTGAAGAACAATGTATGGATATTGCTGCATGGATCCACGAAATAATCCCTATGGAAGTGGCTAAGTTTAAAGGATATTATCTGTCTGACGTTGCTTCAAAGAGAGCTAACATTACATTTGTTGCTTCAAACCTGTTAGGTACTGAAAAGCCTTATAATAATAAGAGCACAAATGCAGGTGGATGGGCTGAATCTTCTCTGAACACATGGCTGAATACACGTTTGCTTAAAGCTATTTCTCCTTTATGGAAAGCTCTGATCAAACCTGTAAAAGTATACTCTTCTATTGGTAATAAATCAAATGATACATCCGTATCTAATTGCAGATTCTATGTTCCATCTCTGTACGAAATTGATCCTACTGCTACTTCTGAACCATATATTTCTGAAACAAATGCTCCTATTGCTTATTTCACAGATGATGATACCAGAAAGAAAGCAAATTCTTCTACTCCTACGGAGTATAAATCTTACTGGACCAGATCTCCAAATGCTACAGTTGCAAACTGGCTGTATACAGTCAATGAAGCCGGTGGAACATATGGGTTCTCTTATCCAGGACAGAATTCTGGAATCTTACTTATGTTCTCAATTTCAAGTGAGGGGTAACCATTCCCATCTTATAAGGAGGATATCACATGTATTATAAAGTAATCAAAAATGATGAAGTCGTAGATGTCCTTAATCATATCCTGTATATCAAATATCAGGAGAAACATAGTCTGTTGCTTCTATGTGATATCACAGAAGCACAGGCTATTTTAAGTTCAGACGGAAAATATGGATGGCACATTGAAGGTCTCTATAATTTTCCGCCTGATAATGACATTTATGCAATAAAAGAAATTTCAAAATATGAATATGACAAATTGAAGAGGTGATCACAGCATGGCGTTAATTCCAACCTGGTATTCTGCATCAACTAAGCAAATTGCAGAAAAGGCTTTACAAAGAGGGGTGCTAAAATACCCAGGACTTTGTTACATCCAAGACAGTAAGAGTATAGCGTGGGTGACCATCGACAACACATTAGAATATGTCAAAGGAGATAAACAGATTACAGATGTAAAATGCATCGGATCAAATCTTATGTTTTTCTCTGGAGATAAACTGCTTTTCTCTTATGACATATCTATGACTGATGAAGATAAAGATCATATTATTGAAGAGGTCAAGAAAACAATCGGATTGGATAATTATGTCAAATCTTCTGAGCTTTCTACTCTTTTAGATAATATAATCGGTAATCTTGAAGATAAGTCCACTGTTGTAGACTATATCAATAGCTTATCTTATAACAAATTATTTGACGTACCTATTGTAAATCTTATAGGTACACTTACTGTTCCTGTGAAGATATCATCACTCGATGATGGTATTTATAAAGTAAAAGGCCAATGTATCATTGGCGGAAACAATACTACTGTTCAATCTTCTGCAGACGATGTTCTGTATCTTGTATCTCATGATGCTGATACTTCCAGCACAACAATCACAAAAATGCAAGGAAAATCTATTACATTGTATTTCATTCAGCAAGATGGTGAATATACGACTGATCGTTATGTCACTGAAAGCTGGATTAATGAACAGAATTTTGCAAGTGCTGATTCTGTAAAAGAATATGTTTCAAATATCATTGAAGAAACTGTTCTGGATGTTTTAGATGAACATATTGACTCTGCTTTAGACCGAAAACTCGGAGGTATTGATTCCGAAGATTTAACAAATATATTTCAAGGAGGAAACTAATTATGGCAAAATTACAGTTCGCTACACTTTCTAATCTTCAGGAGTTTTTAAATCTGCATAACGTACAGATCGACTCTAAAATCAGTGAGGCTGTCAAAAACTCAATTAAAACAGTATCTCAGTCAGAAGACGGATACACACTTTATTTCTACACAAAAACTGCTCCAGTAACTATTGATGAAGCAGCATTTACTATTACTATTCCTCAGCCAACAGGAAAAGCTGACAAAGTAAAAGGTGCAGTAAAAGGTCATCTTGCAGGATTAGATGAAAATGGTAATCTGGTAGATTCTGGAAAGACTGTTGCAGATTTCGATGCTGCTGGCGCTGCTAACACAGCAAAAACAGAAGTAATGTCTTATGTTGGTACCATTCCTGCTGATGCAAAAGCTAAAAATGTAGTTGCTTATATCAAAGAAGCTGTTACTACTGGTCAGTATGATGATTCTGCATTAAAAGCAAGCGTTGCAGCTAACACAGCAGCTATTGGAACACTAAATGGCACTGGTGACGGATCAGTAAAGAAAGCTGTTGCAGATGCAGTCGCTAAAATCGTCGCAGATGCTCCAGAAGCATATGATACACTGAAAGAGATTTCTGATTGGATTTCTACACATACATCTGATGCTGCTACAATGAATTCTCAGATCAAAACAAATAAAGAGGATATCACAAAGCTGAAGACTCTTATCGGTACTCTTCCAGAATCTGCTACATCCAAAGATATTGTAAGCTATATTGCTGAGTATGTATCTAAAGCTCTCGCAGACTCTGATCTTTCTCAGTATGCAAAAGCTGCTGATCTTGAAGCTGCTGTAGGTAGAATTGATGCTCTTGAAAAGAAATTACCTACATTAGAAGCTGCTGATAAAAAGAATGCAGAAGATATTACTGCTGTTAAAGGCAGAATGGATACAGCAGAAGGCAAAATTACTGCTGTAGAAAAAGATCTTGCTACTGAAAAACCGAAGATTGCTAAGAACACATCTGATATCACCGCTCTTAAGGGGCTTGTTGGAGATGGATATGAAGCAATTCCAAGTGCGTCTATCAAAGGTTTATTTACTGCGTAAAAATACAATTGATTTTATTGGGAGGAGAGCTGCAATGCTCTCCTTCTATTTTAAAAATAAAAATGGAAGGATGTGACTAATGCAAAATGAAAGAACAATTTCTTAATCTCACTGGATTAACAGAACTGGTTGGTTATTTGAAGACAAGTATAGCTAATCATAAAGAAATACTTCCATATGCTTCCAATAAGTTATTTCCGTCTGTTGGAGATATAAATACTATTTATATAAATACTGCTACGAATACTATTTATCGTTGGGATAGCTCAAGCAAAACTTATATTACTCTAGCAAAAGCCGTAAAGTCTGTTGCTATCTCAGAAAGTACTGAAAACGGAAAAATCACACTCACTGTAGATGGTAATAAAACTACTGTTCCTGTTCACGGATTAGGATCTGCTGCATATACAAATTCAAGTGCTTACTCTTCTGCCGGGCATACTCATACAAAAGCTCAGGTAGGACTTGGTAATGTAGATAATACAGCAGATGCAAATAAGAGTGTAAAACATGCAACTACTGCTGATAGTGCAACTACTGCAGGAACAGCTACAAATGTATCCGCTGGAGAAGGTACTGCTGATGCAGCTAGACATGTTTGGTTTTCTGACTCTACCACAGAGACAAAGCGAGCATACAGCGATAAGTTTAAATATAATCCTGTTACTAATAATCTGACGGTAAATGTTACAGGAAATGCTGCGACTGCAAGTAGTGTCGCATGGGGTAACATTACAGGAAAACCTTCTACCTATACTCCTTCTGCGCATAATCATAATGATTCAACTATTACTTCTCTCAACGCAAGTAAACTCTTTGGAACAATTGATATTGCAAGGCTTCCCCATGGAGCATTAGAACGTCTGGTTATTGTTGAAGATGATACTGCACGTTTTAAACTTACTACTGCTAATATTCAGCTTGGTGATACCGTAAAAGTAACTAAGACTGAAAAAATGTATTATGTTGTTGATGAGAGCAAATTATCTTCTGAGGCTGGTTATTCAGTATATACTGCCGGAACTGCTACTTCTGTACCATGGTCTGGAGTTACTGAAAAGCCTAGCAGCTATCCACCAGCGTCTCATAATCATGATGAACGTTATTATACCGAGACTGAGATGAATAGTAAATTAGCTGAAAAAGCTACAAAAGTACATACGCATACTAAAAGTGAAGTCGGATTAGGCAACGTTGACAATACTGCTGATGCCACAAAAAGTGTAAAATATGCTACTTCTGCAGGTAGCGCATCATCTGCCGCTGCTCTTACTTCTAATGCTGGATCATCAACTCAGCCAGTATATTTCTCAGGTGGTAAGCCAGTAGCTTGTTCATATACACTTGGTAAGTCAGTGCCTGCAGATGCATTATTTACCGATCATACTTATGGAAACATGAAGGGTGCTACTTCTTCTTCTGCCGGAAGTGCTGGTCTTGTTCCTGCACCTAATATAGGAGAACAATTAAAGTTTCTTCGTGCAGATGGTGCATGGGTAATCCCTACAAATACGACATATTCTGTAGGTACATCAAGTTACTTAGGAATAACTAAGCTTTATACTGAAACTGGGTCGGCTACAGATGGTACCATGACTCAAAATGCTATTACTTCTGCTCTTAACGGGAAATCTCCTACCTCTCATACGCACAATTATGCAGGAAGTTCTAGTTCTGGTGGTGCTGCAAACTCCGCAAATAAACTAGCAACTGCTAGAACCGTATCTGGTGGAACTGACATCACGCTAAGTTTTAACTATGATGGTAGTGGTAACTCCTCTGCAAATATCGGATTTTATAGTTCGTCTGCGAGTGTAGGCGACAAAAACAATTATCCATTCCATCGATTCGCAAAACTGGATACTATTGCTGCAAGCTATTCAGATAAATCAACCACATTCTTTATCTCACAGGATTATAGTGGTGGTGGCTTCGGTATTGTACGAATTGTATTACGTACGAATAACAGCAGCTTAGCATCGACAGTTGAAGTAAAATGGCTGGTTCGTTGTGGCTTAAGTGCGGATAGCGTACAAGTCGGAATTTACAATGTTTTTGGAAAGACTTACGCAGATGCCTTCTTTAAAACAGGAGGATCGTATGCTGGAACTTGTTTCCGTACACTTGCAAGTGGTGCGCGTGGTGGTATTAGCAGAACTTGGGTGCTGGTCAATTCTTCAGAAGTAAGTGGAACCTCTGCAACAGATGCAAAAACATCTACCGAGTGTTATGCTACTATTGCAGCTGCTGGTACCGCACTTCATAAACAAGCATATAGTAGTATCGTTTCTGGTACTGATAGCGGTACTGCATCTTATGCGAATAGTGCTGGCAGTGCAAATTCTGTTGCTTGGGGTAATGTTACAGGTAAGCCATCTACATTCGCACCATCATCTCATACTCATAACTATGCAGGATCCTCTTCTGCTGGCGGTGCTGCTACATCAGCAAATAAATTATCCACACCTAGAAAAATTGGTAACGCATCTTTTGATGGTACTGCTGATATTACCTTATCTCAGATGGGACTTAATGTTCCTGTTGAAATTACAAAAGCTAACTATCTTGCAAAAAAGAAAGCTGGAACTTTAAATGCAAATACCTATTACAATGTTATTGATGAATATGATTCTGCAAATGTTATTAACGACTCATCTGTAACAGCCAACAGTGCGTTTTCAAGTACTAAATCAGAAAAAACATATGCGAAGAAAAGTACACTTGTTAATACTACTCTCACAGCAAGTAAATGGACTGGATCTTCTGCTCCATATAGTTATGTATTATCCGTATCTGGAGTAACTTCTTCAAATATTGTAGAAATAGATTATGCTTCTAATGCTTCATCTGCTGCTATTGAAGCTTATCAAAATGCAATGTTAGCTGACGGAGGACAGACTACAAATCAAATTACTATAAAAGCAACCGAGAAACCAACTGTAGATATTCCCATTACTATTGTTATAAGAAATGATTTATAAAAGGAGGCGATAACATGGCAATTTATAAAGGTGAACAATGTCTTGCCGGAGTTGGTAAGAATGCAACTATTAAAATTGGTACTGCTAAAACAGGTACTTCGGCTGCGGTAACTAATTCTGGTACTGATACAGATGCTATATTGAATTTTACATTACCTAAAGGTGATCAGGGAGTTGGAATTTCAAGTGTTATCCCTCATTATCTTGCAAGTCCTAAATCGCAGGGAGTGACCAGATCAACTACTGGATGGGCGACTTCCGCTCAAGTTATGACATCTACAAATAAATATTTGTGGTGTTATCATGAATTTGTTTTGACAAACAATAATCATTTGTATACAGATGCAACCGTTATAGGTGTTTATGGAGATAAAGGTGATCCGGGTACAACTGATTACAATGGATTGAAGAATAAACCGGTCGTTAATGGAGCTGTAACTGCTTATCAGTCAGATATTATGAAATCTCAGTTGAGAAATGTGACATTCTCTACTGAAGAACCTAAGACAACTGATGGTAAACCTGGTGATATGTGGGTGGTGTATGGCGATGAGTAATATTAAAACTGGTGATATTTTAAACTTTGATTATACTGGTACTGTCCAAACTGTAACACTTCCTAAAGGTACATATAAGTTGGAGTGTTGGGGTGCTCAAGGAGGATACAGTTCTTCTAATTCAGGAATAGAGGTTGGTATGGGCGGAAAAGGTGGATACTCCGCTGGAACTATTACACTAAACCAAAAAACACTTATATATATTTATACTGGTGGAGTTGGTAGCATAAGTGGCAACGGTAAAGCAGATGGTGGATTTCCTAATGGTGGTTCATCTTGGGCTTCCAGCACAAGCGAAGGTGCTGGTGGTGGCGGTGGATCATCCGATATCCGTATTGGTACCGATTCATTGTATGCTCGTGTTATCGTAGCTGGAGGTGGCGGAGGTGGCGGTGAAGACAACGAAACTGGCGGATATGGTGGCGGTGAAACTGGCGGAACTTCAGGTTCTGGAACACCTGGTAGTCAAACTGCTCCAAGTGGATATTTTGGAATCGGTGGTCATACTTCCTATGATGGTGGAGGTGGTGGCGGTGGATGGTATGGTGCTTATCCAGCCGGTGGTCAAACAACTCCAGCTACCGGTAGCAGTGGAAGTGACACATCTGGCTCTCCTGGAGGATCTGGTTACGTTTATACTTCTGCTACAGCCTCTAATTACCCGTCAGGTTGTTTATTAAACTCTTCTTATTACTTATCTGCTGCTAAAACCATAGCAGGTAACACTTCTTTTACATCTCCCACAGGTTCATCTGAGACAGGGCACTCTGGGAACGGCTATTGTCGAATTACTGTTATTGAATGCAAGAATACGGCGCTATATACCAGAATAAACAATTCAATGAAAAAGGCTACTGCTTTTTATTTCAAATTAAATAATAACAAAATGTACGGCGTTGGATCTGCTAATTATAATGGTTCTGTTATGAATTTTGATTATACTGGTTCGGTTCAAACTGCTACATTGGCTCCTGGTACATATAAACTTGAATGCTGGGGCGCTCAAGGTGGGAATGGATCATCTAATGGTAATTCTAATATAAATGCAGTTGGTGGTCTTGGTGGATATAGTGTTGGCACCATTACATTAAGTAAAACACAAAAAGTATATATATATTCTGGTGGAAAAGGACAAACTAAATCAAATACCGGTAGCTATTCTACTGTTAATGGTGGATTTAACGGCGGTGGGTCAAATTATACTTGTGGTTCCGGAGGTTCTGGTGGCGGTGGATCGGATATAAGGATCGGAACTGATTCATTATATGCAAGAGTAATTGTTGCAGGCGGCGGTTCTGGAACAGGATGGACAATTAAAGGTGCCGCTGGCGGTGGAATATTAGGCTTATCAAACTATAATTCATCTTACAATAGTACTCAAACAGCAGGAGGAATAGCTTATACTTCAGCTTACAATATAATGCCCACAGCTGGCACTTTTGGTATAGGTGGCAATGGTTCCGGTTCTTCAGAAGGCGGTTCTGGCGGTGGAGGCGGCTGGTATGGAGGTGGCGGAGCCGGATATACGGGCGGTTCTAGTGGTGGATCAGGTTATGTCTACACTTCTGTCACTGCTTCAAATTATCCAAATGGTTGTTTACTTAACTCTTCTTATTATCTTTCTAATGCTCAAACTATTGCCGGAGATCAATCGTTCCCTGCTCCTTCTGGTTCTACAGAAACTGGTCATTCTGGTAATGGACATGTAAAAATCACTAAATTATCAGATGTAATATATCTTACTCATGCTAAGAACAACATAATGGATTTTAATTATACAGGTTCAGTACAATCTAAAACTCTAAAACCAGGTACGTATACAATAGAATGCTGGGGTGGCCAAGGAGGAACTTACAGTAGTTACATAGGCGGATACGGTGGTTATTCCAAGGGTACTATTACTCTTACTGAAGCAACTACTGTTTATATATCTGTTGGTGGGGCTGGATCTTCCTCTTCTACTGCTGCAGGATTCAATGGTGGAGGAACTGGTATTTCTTCTGGTAGAGGTGGTGGAGGAGCTACAGATGTTCGTATAGGTCAAAATTCTCTATATTCAAGAGTTATCGTAGCCGGAGGTGGCGGCGGAGCTGGTGTAACAAGTGCCAATGCTAATCCTTGTGGTTGTGGCGGTGGAGAATATGGTGGAGATGGATATTACAATGATACCACTGGTTCTTATACTATAGGTCAAAATAGATGTGGTGGTAGTGCCTCACAAACTGCAGGTGGCAAAACATGGAGCACGAGCACTCAGGCTACTTTTGGTCAAGGCGGAAATGCTTCAGGCTACTCTTGTGGTGGTGGCGGAGGCGGCTGGTATGGCGGTGGTGGAGCCTATGACAGTGATTCTGACTCTGATGGACGTTGGGGTGGAGGAGGCTCAGGATATGTTTATACCTCTTCTACAGCTAAAAATTACCCTAACGGATGTCTACTAAATTCTACTCATTATCTCACAAATGCTCAGACTATCGCAGGAAACACTTCTTTTACTTCTCCTACAGGATCAGCAGAAACTGGTCACACAGGCAGTGGATTCTGCAGAATTACAAATTTGAACCCAACACAATATGGATTATACGTAAAAACGAACTCTGGTTGGAAACACATAGATTTATAAAAGGAGGGCTTAACTATGCCGATTATATTTCACGGAACAGGTAGTGGCGGCTCTGCTAAAAAACTAAAAACCGCACGAACTATTAATGGTACGAATTTTGATGGTACAGCTAATATTACTACTGCTAATTGGGGAACAACAAGAACCGTTACTGTAGGAAATACAAGTAAATCTGTAAATGGATCTGGAAACGTAAGTTGGTCGTTAGCTGAAATAGGTATTCATCTTTCAACAACGGAACCTGCAGCTAGTGACGGAAAAAATGGAGATATTTGGATTACTTATGAATAAAAGACTGAAAGGAAGGTGAGGCTTATGGCTTGTAGTAATGGATGCGGAACTTCTTGTTCTACTGACTGCACTCATTCATCATCTGGTGGATGTGGTGGTTCTTGTGGTGGTTCTTGCTCTACTAACTGTACTGGTGGATGTTCTGGATATTGTGATGGAACTTGTAAGGGAGGTTCAGGAAGTACTTGTTCTGACTGTACTGCCAAATGTGCTAATGACTGTACCGGAGCTTGTACAAATGCTTGTGTAACCGGATGCACTGGCTGTGGGAACAACTGTGATGGAGACTGTACAAGCGCCTGTGCTCAAAGGTGCTCTAATGATTGCAATGCTGCATGTACTGCTACTTGTGCTTATGATTGCGAACATACTTGCACTGCTTCTTGTGCCAACGACTGCACCAGTTGTGGTGGATCTTGCTCAAGTAATTGCTCAGGAAATTGTGATTCCGGTTGTTATACTGGTTGTTATGGTTGTGATTCTACCTGTTCTGGTGGTTGTTCTGGCACTTGTAATACTACTTGCACTACCACTTGCGCCAATGACTGCACTGGCGGGTGCAAAGGAACCTGTACAGGTGGATGTGGTGGTTCTTGTGATAATTCATGCGGCTTTTCTTGTGAAGCTTCATGTGATAATAATTGTACTGCTGTTTGTTCTGTATCTTCTGTGTACGGTGGAAACTCAGAAAAGAGTGTATTGAATTTTGCTTATACAGGTAAAGCTCAATCTGTAACCCTTGAGCCTGGAAAATATGTTCTTGAATGCTGGGGAGCACAGGGAGGTTATCGTTCTAATTCTAGTTATGGTGGAAAAGGTGGCTATTCTACAGGAACTTTAACATTGACTCAAAAAACTACTATATACATATATGTCGGTGGATCTGGAAATTCTGTTACATCAGCATCAAATTCAATCTATCCCGGAGGTTTCAATGGTGGTGGATATAGATACAATTATAAAGGTGGTGGTGGCGCTACTGATATTCGTATTGGAAGTGCTTCTTTATACGCCCGTGTTATCGTTGCAGGCGGCGGTGGTTCTGATGGTAGTCCTAATTATAGTGGTGGGTATGCAGGTGGTGTATCTGGTACTAGGGGAAATTTTGGATGTGGTTCATATGGATATGGTGGATCTCAAACTGCTTCATATTCATCTTTAAGTGCTATTAATTCACAAGGCACCACAAACTCTTCTTCTAATTGTGCTGCTGGTTTTGGTTTCGGTGGTTTTGGATGTTATTACGCTTCAGGTTATGGTGGAGCCGGTGGCGGAGGATGGTACGGTGGACAAGGTACTTATCCTGATGGTTCTGGAGATGATGATGGCGGTGGCGGTGGCGGTTCTGGTTACGTTTATACTTCCTCTTCTGCTTCTAACTATCCTCAAGGTTGTCTTCTAAATTCATCTTACTATCTTTCTGATGCTTCTAATTTATCTGGCAATGAATCTTTCAAATCTCCTTCTGGTGCTACAGAAACTGGTCATTCTGATAATGGCTATTGTAGGATTACCTGTTATGTCAAAAAGAAAACTCTACATTGTAAAATGAACAATGAAATTAAAAAAGCAGCTCCAGTATTTATGAAAATGAACAATAAAATTTATGATGCTGGCGCTAATGCTGTAATGGATTTTGCTTATACAGGAACAGCTCAAGCTATATCACTTCCAAGAGGAAAATATATTATAGAATGCTGGGGCGCTCAAGGCGGTTCATATAGTAGTTATTATGGTGGTGCTGGAGGATATTCTGTCGGAACCATAACTCTAACTAAAAATTCTACGGATTTATATATTTATGTTGGTGGACAACCAGAAGCTACAACTTCAACAGGTGAAACACCTGGTGGATTTAACGGAGGAGGAAAAGGTTGTTCAAGAACTTATAATTATAGTAGTTATGGACAAGGTGGCGGCGGTGCAACCGATGTTCGTATAGGAAAAAATGATCTTTATGCTAGAGTTATTGTCGCTGGTGGCGGCGGAGGTTCATCATCAGAAAATTCGCTTACAACAAAATATGGCGGTGGAACTACTGGTGGTTCTTCTGCTTCTGGATATGGAGCTACACAAACTGCTGCAGGTACAAATGGTTCGTTTGGTCAAGGTGGTTCTGCAACAACTTCTGGAACTAATTATAATTATGGTTCCGGCGGTGGTGGAGGTGGATGGTATGGTGGTGGTGCATGTTCTGATTATAGTGACAGCACTAACTACCAAGGCTATAATGGCGGAGGTTCAGGATATGTTTACACTTCAGCTACTGCTGCTAATTATCCAAGTGGTAATTATGTAAATTCTTCTTACTACCTTACCAATGCGCAAACTATAGCAGGAAATCAATCATTTAAATCACCTGATGGAACAAATGAAACAGGCCATACCGGAAATGGTTTCTGTCGAATCACCCGTAAATCAGGAAAAATATTTGTAAAACAAAACGGATCATGGATCAAAGTGTAATGCTTTGGTCCATGTTTAAATTACAGGAGGAATTGTTATGAAACTTATTTTAAAAGATGGACAAGAACTAATTATTACTCGTGCTAACGATACATATTCATATGAAGGATATAAAGATGGGTTGGGAAATGATATGAATAGAAATATCGTGGCTACTATTTCTATCTTCAATTCTGATAAATCTTTAAACACTATTAAGGATATGATTACTGATGAAAATAGAACAGGTTTTAAAATTATTTATGGGAATACCCAGAAAGATTATACTGGAATGAAAATTGAAAGTATTTCAGAAGAAATCTCCAATGAAAGAAGTGTTATTAATATCTCATTAGCTACAGATAAAACCATAGCTCCTACTGAGACCACTGAAACAACAACAGAAAAAACTAAAGAAGAAACTAAAGAAAAAACGGAAACAGCTTCTGATAAATAATTAAGAATGAAAGGAATATAAGGATATGAGAAAAATAATCGTAAAGGTTGATAAAGAAAAAGCTACAGAGCTTGAAAGAGTTAATTTTGAATTAAACTTCGTAAAAGACATTGTACAGAGAGTTATTGAATCACATCCAAGCGATTTAGAACTCATCAATGGAGATACTCTTATGTCTTACAATAAACGTGGTGCAGAATTACAGAGAAAGTATGCTGCTCTTGCAAATGAGATGGCAAAGGAATACATCCCAGAATACCTCGAAGGTCATCAGTATAGTTGGATTATTCCAAATAATTCTGACGAAATGACTATTACTATTAAATGTAATTGTGAGATTCCAGAATTAGAGGGAATAGCATGAAAAGGACAGAACAATATTCGGACCAGATAGCTAGACTTTATCCATCTAAGAAGGTAAAAACCGATGACGGACAAAGAATATTAACACAGAGTATCACTTTTCAAGTAACTGATGATTGCAACCTTGCGTGTCTATATTGTTACCAAGGACACAAAGGAAAAAATCGAATGTCGTTTGAAACAGCTAAGAAATTCTTTGATTTAGTTGTATCAGGTGAAAAAGGTTTTAAATCTTATATCAATCCAGAGAAATCTCCTGGATTGGTTGTAGATTTCATTGGAGGAGAACCCTTTCTTGAGATAGAGCTTATAGATCAAATCTGTACTTATATTATGGATAAACTCATAGAGTTGGATCATCCTTGGGCCATGAAAACTATGTTCTCTATTTGTTCAAATGGTGTTTTATACAGAGACGAAAAAGTACAAGCATTTCTTCGTAAGTGGGCCAATAGATTATCTTTCTCAGTTACTATTGATGGGAATAAAGAATTACATGATTCCTGTCGAGTTTTTCCAGATGGTGGTCCAAGTTATGACATAGCTGTCGATGCTGCGTCAGATTGGATGAAACGTGGAAATCATATGGGAAGCAAGATCACAATTGCTCCGGGCAATATCAGCTTTCTATACGATGCTATTAAGCATATGGTCGATCTTGGATATGATGAAATCAATGCCAATTGTGTATATGAAAAGGGTTGGACACCTGTACATGCAACTGTTCTTTATGATCAAATGAAACGTATATCTGATTATTTCTTGGAACAGAATTTTGATTTTGAACGTGATTTCTTCTGTTCCCTTTATAATGAAGACTTCTTTCAGCCTAAAGATCCTGATGATTTACAAAGTTGGTGTGGAGGCGTTGGTAATTCAATGATTGCTTGCGATCCTCAAGGTCGCATATTTCCATGTATCAGATATATGGAATCTTCTCTTAATGGAGAGCAAGAACCGTACTCTATTGGTGATGTAGATAATGGTATAGGATGCACAGAATGTTATAAATGCAGAATTAATTGTATGGCAAAAATAGATAGAAGGACACAGAGTACAGATGAATGTTTCTATTGTCCTATAGCTGCAGGATGTTCTAATTGTTCTGGTTATGATTATCAAGTGAATGGTACTCCTGACTCAAAAGCTACTTATATATGTGTTATGCATAAAGCTCGTGCTCTTGGGAATCTGTATTTCTGGAATAAATATTATAGAAAAAATAATATGAGTAAGCGAATGAAAAACTATGTGCCAGATGAATGGGCGCTTGAGATTATTTCTGAATCAGAACTTAATATGTTGAAAGAACTTGAAAGAGAGGATTAAAAGCCTCTCTTTTTTATTGACTAAAAGGAGGCTTGATATTATGGCAGAAATTAAAGGAATTGATGTTTCCAGATGGAATGGAAACATCGACTGGAAAACTGTTGCTAGTTATGGAATGGGCTTCGCTATCCTAAGAATTACAGAAAAAGGAAATATTGTTGATAGCACATTCGAACCTAATTATAAAGGCTGTATTGAGAATAAAATTCCTGTTGGAGTCTATAAATACAGCTATGCTACTACTATTGCTCAGATTAAAAATGAAGCAAATGTAGTTATTAAAACATTGAATAAAAGAAAACTGGATTATCCAGTGTTTCTTGATATAGAGGATAAATGTCAGGAGAATTTATCTGACAATTTAATGATGAAAATGATCGAAGCGTTTAGAGCTATTATTGTCAAAGCTGGATATAAATTTGGTATTTATTGCGGCTATTCTTGGTATCAGAACCAGTTACCAGAAGGTGCTAAAAAGTATGATTGTTGGGTTGCTCGATATCCTAATAATGATACCGGTGAATTACAGGAAAGATTAAGAGTTCCTGCTTCTACTGGTGTTATTGGATGGCAATATTCTAGTAAGGCAACCATTCCTGGTATTCCAACAAAAACCGATCGAAGTGTATTCTATAAAGACTATTCTAAATCTTCTACTACTTCTACAAACTCTCTCAAACCAACAACTACACAAGGAAGTGATACTATGAATAAAGATAAAGCTATTGATGCTCTTATTGCTTGCGCTGAAAATGAGGTTGGATATTTAGAGAAGAAATCTAATTCTCAGCTTGATGATAAAACTGCAAATGCAGGTTACAATAACTACACTAAATACTGGAGAGACGTATATCCTCAGTATCAGGCACAGGCTTGGTGTGCAGCGTTTGTGAGCTGGTGTATGATGAAAACATTCGGTCTTGATGTAGCTAAAAAACTCCTTAAACATTGGCCTTATGTATACTGTCCTACTCTTGGAAATCTCTTCACAAAGTATGCAAATCCACAGCGAGGAGACGTTGTAATCTTCTATCGTAACGGTACTTTTGCACATACAGGAATTGTCACAAAAGTTGAAGGTGATAAGTTTTATACAATTGAAGGAAATACTTCAGGAGGCTCTTCTATTGTTCCAAATGGTGGTGGAGTTTATGCTAAAAGTTATTATAATTCAAATCTCCCTGGAACAAAGTTTTGTCGTCCAGACTATTCTATTGTCACATCTATTTTAACATCTCCTGCACCTATACAGCCATCTTATACTGCATGGGTAGGTTCTTGTACAGCTAATGGAACAGATGTATTCTTAGACGCTACAGGAGCTTCTAAGCTAAGTACATATCCTAAACTTAATGCAGGTAATCTTGTGGATATCATCGGTGAATCTGGTACAAGATATCAGGTTCGTATCGCTGCAAAATATATAGGGTATGTAGAAAAATCTAACATTAAAAATCCTAATACTCCTGCTGCAACAACTACAAAGAAATATCCTTTTGTAGGAAAGGTAACTGCAAGTAAATTGAATGTTCGCAAAAAACCCGGTACTGAACATCCATTACTTCCAGAGTATCCGATGTTAAATAAAGACAATCTTGTTAATGTCCTCGGAGTTACAAAAGATACTAAAGGTGACAGATGGTACAAAGTATCAATTACTAAAAATGAATATGTTGGCTATGTATCAGCCAAATATATTACTAAGGCATAAGGAGGTACGTCATGGGTATTGAACAGATACAGAAAATCCATGAGTTTGGTGAGATCAATGTGATCATATCTTTACTTCTTTGTGCAATGCTTGTTATAGCTTTAAAAGCTGGATGGGAGAAACTTCTTGATGTTCTTGGTCTCGAAACAAAAGCATCTCTACAGAAGAAAGCTTTAGAGAAGAAGTTGTCTGATATGGAACAGAAAATTGCTGATTTTGAACAGTCTCAACATAATTATCATGACCAGTCCATTAATATCAGAGATGATCTGAGAACAAATCAAAATACTCTGAGCACACAGCTTACTGATCTTACAACTTTGATGCAGAACTTTATAACTAATCAAGATGAGTGCACTGTAGCATCATTTAGAAGTTCTCTCTGGAGAATGCATAGAGACTTTATGGCACAAGGGTACATCACACCGGATGGATTAAAGACATTCCTAGAGATGGGAAAGCTTTATGAAAAGGCTGGTGGAAATGATATTTATCATGAGAAATTACTTCCAGATATTGAATCTCTGGAAGTCAGATATACAAAAGACAATGTACTATAATTTATGGGTAGTCAAGCATTATACTTGGCTACCCATTTTTTTACTTTGATTCTTTATCAAGCATATTCCGAACGTCTTCTACAGAAAGTCCTTTTTCTCGAAGTAATTTGGCAAGATCTTTCATAGACTGTTCTTCTTTTACGGCTGCTTCTTTCTTCTCTGCTGCAACAAGATCTTTAGAAAGATTCTTTTTCTGCAATTTAAGAGTCTTAAGCTCGTCAGTAAGCTTAGTAATTTGTTCTTCTGTTGATGCAATCTGCGCTTTAACTTCTTCAGTTGTTAATTCCACTACTCGTCTTTTACCTCTCATTTGAAGTACCTCCTGACATAATTATAAATAATCATATCATAAAATTATTAAAGGTACAAGATGTCACCGGAGTGTTAACATCATTTACCTACCTCCTCTGGTAGTTATTTTAGGAAAATTGTCTCATTGTACTGTTTAGTTTTGACACCATTTGTACACCATTTTTGTGTTAAGTTACGTGAAGATATAACATGATACGTGAATGTTAATCCTTTAAATTCAATATATAATGGTTAAAAATGGTCATATTTATTTAGTTTCATGTTCCTCATGGAAATGCTTATATTTTTCTATAAGTCGTTTATAGGTCCCTGTAAAATCAATGGTTTTAATGTGCTAATACTGATTTTACACCATTTTTACACCATTCTATAATTAGCTGATTTTTTGGAATGCTCTGCACGTATTTATATCGTTCATCGTACTTTCTAACAACTTAATGTCACTCATTTTTTTATCACTTAAAACTTCTGTATAAATATCCATGGTCATCTGAATATTTGTATGTCCAAGATATGATTGTACTGTCTTTGGTGGGATTCCTGCCTCAAAACAGCGTGTAGCAAATGTGTGTCTAAATGTATGCGCACTAAATTTTGGCATCAGAGGCTGATTTTGAGATGCTCTAATTTTATTAACATTATTTCTTACTGTACGTATCGAACTACCAAGTACTTCATCCATCAAGGGTCTATTATTTCTTGTCACGAAAAGGAGCTTACCAAGAACGTCAGAGTCATAATCAATCGGTGGCAATGTATTGAGCTGCTGTACTTGATCTTCAATTGCTTTTTTGCATATGGAATTCATCGGTACGGTTCTTATACTGGATTTAGTTTTTGGTATGCTGATTTTGTATCCTAAAAAATCATCTTTTGAAGATTTTCTAAAATAAGTTAAAGTTTTAGTAACATTTATAGTATTATTCTCAAAATCAATATCATCTAAAGTAAGCGCTCTCAGTTCTCCTGAGCGAAGTCCTGTATTAACTGCGACAACATATAGATTATAATAGAAGCATCCTTTCGCCATAAAGAAGAAATCTCTTTGATCCTCACGGGATAAGGTAACGATTTTTCTTTTGTCAGTTCCGATTATTTTTATGCCTTTTGCTGGGTTTTTAGTACATAAATCATTATCCATAGCATAAGAGAATAAATCGCACAAAACTGTACGTATATTATTGACTGTACTTTTATGTAACCTTTTACCCAGCCCGTTAAGTAAATCTGTTACCATCAATTTAGTAATTGATGACAATGGCAATCTGCCTAGCACAGGTTTTATATAGCAATGGTATGTACGTATATATATTCTAATTGTACTTGGCTTTAGAACAGGTTCTTTATATACCCTCATCCACTTTTCATACCACTGATCCAAAGTCATATTGGAGTCTACTACATTATTTTTACTGTAATTATCTACAACTTCACTCATTAATGCATTTTTAACTTCTTTTAAAGTTATTCCGTATACGCATCTACGCTTCCCGAACCTATCTGTAAATCGGGCTTGATATCTACCGTCCTTTCTCTGTGAAATGCCCTTTCCGAGTTCTTTACCTTTTAAATCTTTTCCCATTATACATCATCCTTTCAAAAAGTCCGTATGTACAATGAGGCAATTTTCTACATTAATCATATCATACATACGGACTTCTTTCAATTATAAATAGACAATGCTATCTAAATATTTTTCAAACTTCTGTCTTTTTATCAGACACCTGTTACCGGAGTACATGACAAAAGTACATCCCGGTTCTTTAACAAGCTCACGTAACTTATTCTTTCCTATATTAAAGTATTGAGCAGCCTCATCTATAGTTAGAGCATATTTCTCAGATAATGCGATCATCTTCTTCTACTTTCCAAAATCCAAGTTGATGCTCCAGATCTTCTATTAATTTAGTATTGTCACTCTGAATTACTACTTCAATTGTTTTTGGAAGTTCAAATGATAACACTCCTAAAATAGATTTAAGATCTATAATATATCTTCCAAATTTTCCATCAATATCGCAATCTTTAAACTTATTTGCAATAGATACAACAGTCGTAGCGTCTGCTGAATTATTTAGTCGAATTTTCATAGTTATCCTTTCTTTTCAAATAAAATAATATACTATACATGGTTGTATTTGATGTATAGCATTCATACATATAACCATACACATTTTTCTTTAAAGAGACACTAACCATATACGGAGTGCCTCTTTTTTTACTTTTAATCATCATATTCCCATTCACGAGTGTGTCTATTATAATGACTATTCGCTTTGCACCGGAAGTCATATTGAGTAGGATCTCCTTTACGAAGTGGACACTCATCACAATGGACACGATTATTTTTATCATATGCGCTATATTTTTCGCATATAGCTGTTTCTCTATCTGTTGTAAGCATAGTTACACGTCCTCATCCTGTGGCATTTCAAATGTATTAATTTCTTCTAGTGCAGCAAGTACATTATTCATAGATGAAATAGTTAAACCCATATTATTACCTGAATAAAATACATTCATAGAATGCCATTTATCATTTTGTTTTCTTAATTTATTCAATACATTATGTGCTTTTTTAGAAGAAGAATATTCTCCAAGTAATACAGAACTATTTGCATATTTCATACGAATCTGATTTCCATTATATATAGAAAATGTCTTTCCAGATGCATCTAAATAATTTTCTTGATTTTGACTTCTGATCCACATAAAACCCTCCTACTTATTCTCTGTTGTACTTCCAAATCCGCCATTTCGTACTCCTGCAGCTTTATCATCAATAGTAATACCATATTCAACAAAAATACCCTGAGCGAATCCTTCTCCGCGAAGTACATTAAGATTTTTCCATGGTCTTTTACTATCATTGGTAACTTTAATAAAGATATGACCTTCATTATCAGAATCATAGTAATCACTGTCGATGATACCTACTGTATTATCAAGCTGCAGACGGTATTTGAATCCAAGGCCGCTTCTTGGATAGCATTTCAGTACCCATCCTTCATCAATCTTACATCTAATTCCAGTTGGCACTTTTACTGTTTCACCTGGTTTCATATTAAGTGTAAGCGGTGTGAAGAAGTCATAACCGGCACTTCCTACTGTTGCTCTTTTAGGAAGCTCAATACTACCATAAATGCCTTCTATTTCACGTCTCGTGTCAACATCAGAGGCGTCTAATTCGAATGTATCACACCAATCTTTCATGAATTCTTCTAAGCTCACTTTTTCAAACTTTGCTATTCTTTTCATTTACAAATCTCCTTTTTTAAATATTCAATATATTCATTCCATTCGCCTAATGAATGGATATATTCTTTAGTTTTTAAACATTTTTTCTTCATATCTTTTTTCAAATCAATTGTCCTATACTGCTTACTTTTTTGAAGTTTATTGGTCAAAAAAGCATCGGTTACCCTAGAGACTAACAAGTAATCCTTACTGTCCATAGAATCCAAAATAGCGTTGTATTCTGCTAAATCTTCCTCAGGAATAGGGTAATTACATTTGGGTAAGTTCTTAGTCGAGAAAGGACTAATATCAGCTCCTGCAATCGCAGGTTTAAGAAAAAGTGCTATGTATTCTAACTTACGAGCATGGAACTTAAACTCTATTTCTTTGTCGTTTTCCATGATACTTCGTACAGTTCCTTCATCTTCAAGTGCCTTATATAATTCTTCATAAGTTTCATATTCCGGTAAGCCAATATCATTAGCTATAGCTTTTAAAATATTGTGTCCTCTTCCTATAGATGGGATATAAGCTACAAGAGTAGAAAAACCATAATGATATATTTGAGCACCACCATAACACTTAATATAAATATCATCAAAACTTGAATCTATTCCTCCAGAATCATCTCTGGGATAATCATTGGTACTTTGATCTATTGCAGCTTTTAGTCTGTAAGTACCTTTATATTTCATTAGATATTTTGCCATTTAAAACTTCATTCCTCATATTGTCTTAACTCATTAATAAAGGTAACAAAAATGCCCATAAGCACCATGCTGAATGCGTGACTTCAATGCCTACAATTACTGCTAATGCAGTTGAAATCCATGCTGCTGCTTTTGCAAATTCCATATCCTAATTCTCCTTCAATACCATAATTACTGCATCACAGATACCAATAATTCTTTGAAATTTTTCATCCTTCATACAAGCATTTACGCTAGATATCTCATATCCATTTTTCGCAAGCTCTTTTATTTCAGACATCCATTCAACAACAATGTTACTACCAGATTTTTCCTGAGACGTTTTTTTATCTGGTGGTGATGCGTAAGGTAATTGTTGCGGCCTTCCTGGTTTCATATCTGCTTCCTCCATTAATTATAATTCCTTTAATGTTTTTATCATAATTTTAATTCTCCTTTATGCTTTCCATAAGTTCACTACGAATTTTATCATACATTTTATGTAGTTTAGGATTAACAAAAGTCATCCATTCTCGCCGTTTATCATGTATCATAAGCTCTCTTAACATAGTTCCTGAAATAGGTAATTCTTCACGATTAATGATTAATTCGGTTGTGTTCTTTAAATCTTTCTTATCAAACCATCCGCTCCGGCTATCATCATTACCATAAATCATTACATCTGGATTTTTATAAATATACCGATCCACATTTTGAAGAAGATATCTACCCCAATCTGGAGTAATATCATTTTCATCAGTGAGGTCTGATAATGCATAAATCATAATGTTTGGATCATCACCATATACTTCACGTATCATCTTGATTCTAGTATTAACATTCAAAGGATTACGTTCTGTCCCACATTCTTGTGCACTGCCAACAAGAATAAGCATCCGATCACAAAGCAATAACCCAGTATCAATAAGTTTTTCATGGCCTTTGTGGAACGTTTGAAAACGCCCACAAACAAGCCCAACATCATATGGTTTCATGTTATTTCTTCTCCTCTTTAATTCCAAGTGTATAAATAAATGTTACTAAGAACACAATGAAAAAAGCGATATATATAATAATTGCTGCAGGAATAGTAAATATAATTATAATAAATATATATATCTTACCGAACCAGTTTTTATTTTGGGACCACTTTTTATATTCTTTTATTGGTAATAATTCATCAATTGCACAATTAATTATTAAAATTGTTGTGAAAAGAAATTCGATTAACAAGAATGATATAAATATGTTTTCCATTATGCTACCTCTACTTTTAATCCAGTATTAAATACCGGGATCTTCTCTGATTTAAAAAGGCATCGTTTATGCATTAAATCAATCTTAGCTTTTACATCCAGATCGTCAATCTCTCCTGTACGAAGATATCTGTCCAGAACTTCATATGGGAATCCTAAATTGTCCTCATCTGTCTTTCCACATAATCCATCAATTGGAATCTTTTCAATAAGTTCTGTAGGAAGCAATAATTCATATCCAAGTTTTTTAACTTCATATACAGTTAATTTTCCTAACGGACTAAAATCACCTGCCGAATCACCATACCTGGTTTCATAACCGACATATGATTCTGAAAGATTACATGTATTTGCTACTCTTCCATTACAAGACTGAGAGACAGCATATAATGTAGACATTCTAATACGTGCCGGAAGATTTATTTTTGTCTGTTCGCTGATCTCGATTCCTGAGCTTTCGAGTCTTGACAATACACTTCGAACTGTGTCGCCAATGTTGATTTCGTATGATTTAATATCAAGAAATTCACAAAGCTTGTACGCAGCATAAATATCTTTCTGCTGACCCTGTGGCATAAGCACACCAATTACTCTGTCTTTTCCTAATGCTTCAACACATAATGCTGCTACAACAGAAGAATCTTTTCCACCAGAGATTCCTACAATTGCATTGCAGCCGGGACCATTCTGATCGAACCAGTCTCTGATCCACTGTACAATTTCATTCTTGAGTTCTTTAAAATATCCATTGTAATATTTCATCTTATAATCCTCCTAAACAATTAATATATTGTTTAACATTGCCATTATCATATGTATTTGTAATCAATACGGCAGACACTGTTTGTCCTATTCTTCCATGATATTTACGATATGTACTTTCATCACTAAGAGAATATTCAGTTCCGTTATAATCTACCGTAATTTCATACTCGGCATAATCTGTCCGAAATTGTGGAACATGATTAATTATACCTATGAAACGAGTTTCTTTCGGTTTATAGTATTCATTAACAATTTTGACTTTTACACTTTCTTCTTTCTTATCAATACATTTAGCGCAACCAGTCAACATAAATGCACTGATAAGCAGAAGAATTAATATAGTAGTTACCTTTTTCATTTTGATTCCTCCTGCAGTTCCTTTCTTACTTTCATAAGAATTTATATGTAACTCCTACTGTCCTTTATGTCTTGACATATCGACTGTTGTTTTAAAATATTTACCAATTGTTGCAATTGTTGCACAAATAACAGGGATCATTGGTTTCGTAAATCTAGTTGTATTAAATATGATATTTAGTCCATTAACCAATGCGTCTCCTACAAAAAATTTCAGTATACATCCACCTATGTAAGCAAACATAAATGATAATGCCGGACTAATAACAAGAGTGAAAATCGCAAGGATGATTACTGTAAACGCACCTATTCCTTCTAATGTATTATCTTTTCTGTTCATTTAATTCCTCCAAATCTTTTTCATATTCAACTACAATTACATGTAATCCATATCTTCTGGCAGTATCAATCATATTTTTTGTACCTCGCGATTCACCATCCCAAAATGCGATCAACGTACCAGAGCCTGATTCTGATGCAAATTTTGCCATTTCATTATTACGTCTAGGGCCAGCAGACTTTCCATAAACTCCCCATAAAGCTTGAAATCTTATAACGGAGTAACCATTATCAAACGCATAACATTCACCAAGCCTATCTGCACCTTTTGCACCGCCACTGATAACTCTAATTTGCTGAGTGTTATTAACTTGATTCTCTTCGATATAATCTGACACAGTTTTCTTAAGCAAACGATAATCATCAAAATTTCGTGAACCGGCTATAATAATATTCATCGCCTCGCTCATTCATCCAGCCTCCATAATTCCACATCATAATCTTTAAGTTCCTCTTCAATGATTTTATAAACCACTTCCCAATCAGCTCCTCCTCTTCCACAACCAATTTTATACGGAAGTGCTACTGAGGTTCTACAAAGATCTTTTCCTTCTAGTCCATTTTTTTCACGCCATACTCCAAAATGTTGCGAAATATATCTTAAACCATCTCTAAAAGCTTCAAGATCTGTATACTGTTTATCATCATATCCATATTTATTTTGTGCGAATAAAGACAATACAATTTGACCTCTATCTTTCAATAAATATGCATCACATGTTCCGAGTAGTTCTTCCGGCTCGAACTTACAAAATTCACAAAACTTTCTATAGTGTTTATAAATGCCTTCATCATAATCTCTTAATGCTTTAGCAACTCCAGATCCCATAACACCCTGGCAGTTAACCTGATGAATTATAAAATCTGTCTTTGCATTAACGATATTACCTTCAATAATTTTAATCATTTGCTTCCTCCTATATAAAATTCTGAAATGTAAATTTCTCGCTACAAGAACAGATTACTTCTCCAACAGTTCCAATACTTGTTGGAACAAATTGATATGTATATCTTCCGCCACAACATCCGCCAGCTCTCAATCTTTGTTCCATAGTTTTCAAACCATGTTTCTCAGCATCATGTTTTAATTCCCACTCTCTGATTTTCTCTTGTTCTTTTTCTGAAATTGGAAATCCTCTGTACAGATCCTCTTTCGCTTTTTTCAATTCTGCTTCCATTCTCTGCATTTCAGAATCTTTATAATGCTCATCTTTGAGCTTCTTGTTTTCTTCTTCTAAGTATTTAATTCGTTTTTCATAAGTATCTGCTTTATCAACAATCCCCTGACAAAGATCTGAAACTGAATCCGTAAAATATGTACTACTCATTTTTATACCTCCTTCATTAAATATTTCACTGGAACCCTTTTAGTCAGCCAAACTCCATTTTTAGATAAGTAAAATTTGTATCCATCTTTGTACATCTGTTCACTATTGATAGAATAAACAACTTCTTTACCATGTCTCTTGCCGACAGCTTTGGCGGTTTCAACATCTTTTGACAAATGAACATATAAACGACTTTTAGGAATCAGTCCATTCTGATCAATAGACGCTATATATTTCTCGCCAGTTCCATGATAAAGAATTTTAGGTGGCTCTTTCTCTTCCAGTTCTACATCTACCGGAATTGAATGTCCCTGATTCGCTCTGATCAATGTCTTGTCATCATTGAAAGAATATCGCTGCTTATTGTCAGTCCGTACAATTTCCTCTAAAAATTCTTTGTTGAATCCGGGATTGTTTTTAGCGATACCCTGAATCAGTTCTTCTACATTCGCCCAACCATGTTCATCTATAGTAATACCAATAACTTCAGGCTTATGTCTTAATATAAGACTTATATATCTACTAATACTTTGTAAATTCATTCTCTTTACTCCTCTTTACTCCATAAATGATGAAACGTGTACAGTTACAAAATCACTATGTGCACGAATATAATCCAAAGTTTTTACTGTATCCTCTACAATTGCAATCTGAGACGGCTTAAGCCCAAGCTTTTGTTGCAGCGTCTGAAGCACAGTAAGTTTTTCTGTCTTTTCTAAAGTAAAATAGATATTATCATCCGGAAGGCCGTAATTATCTTTGATAAAAGCTCTTTTGCCGGGGATCTCACTGAAAGGACTCTTTGAACAGGTATATACTTTATCAATACCTTTCTTCTGAATAAACTCTTGCATTAATTTAATCGGACGTACATCTTTATACGGATTCTCACCGGAAGCTACAAGTCTATCCCATTCATCATCAGTCATACTGTGACTCAGTTCTGAAAATTCATATGGAGCAAGCACACCGTCCACATCCATTACTACAATTACATCATCTTTTAATAAATAATCTGTAATTTTACTCATCTTTGTTTCCTCCGTTTAATCTTTCTCTAATGTCTTCAAATGTTTCTTTATTGCAAGCTTTCCCATCTACAAATACGGTACTTAACGCTCCGTCACGAAATACATCATTATACCCGTCTTCACACTGTAATTCTCCATTGTCATCGTAATATATACAACAACACCCTTTATGAGATTTTTTCAAATGACTCGTATCGGTTTTGGGATCTTTATAAATCATAATTGGTTCACCGTTGACGATTCCATATGTAGCTTTCATAGCAATGCCAAACATATCTCTAGTTACAACAACCATGTATCCATCAGGTTCTATAACTGCTGAGAAGCAAAATGCTCCGACTCCGAATACGATATTGTTTGCAGCAAATCCTTTTTTCTTCAGTTCTTCCCATACCTGCTTTACATTATTAAGAGTACATCCGTCTCCATAGATAATTCCAATGTGAGAATCAAGTACTTTATATCCTTTGCTATTTACTGTTCCGCCGAATGTATTCCAAAGCTTTTCAATTGTCTCTACAGCAATTTCTACCATATCTCCGGAATCTGGACGGACCAGAAGTTTGCCATTATGCTGCATGATTTCTTTTTTACAAGCCGGAAGAATATTATCAATCATGTTCCAGTAATCATAAGTGTCAGATACCATACTAAAAGATGCATTAGGATATAGTTCCGTAAGTAGTCTTTTTACAAATGTGATTTCATCACCGTCTACTGCATAATTTGAAGCCATAACTGAATGTTCTGTTGATACAGCACCAATTCCGATTCTTTCAGTCCAACAGCAAGCATCATAATATGTATCTATATAATCAATAGCAGGAATTGTGCTTGTCTTATCAAATGATAATAACCAAGCAGATGAACATCTTACTGCCTCTTCCATACATGACATTCCTCTCATACCAAAGTCTGAGCAGGCCATTTCAGGTCTTAAAAGGTCATCACAAGTCATTTTATAGTAGTCATTTGCAAGTTCTCTATACATATGACCAATTGTTGCATGAGCACATGGTTTCCAGAGTTCAACCTGCAGGATACATTCTATCCACTGTACTACCCAAGCAAAATCTGGATGTGTGTTTGTAATTTCGATGCATGGGATGCCCATTGGTACTAATGTTCCCTCCGGGATAGCACATATCTGAATTGGAAGATATCCTAATTTATGAAGTTTTATAATCGGCTCCAGGTCATAACTGTTTCCCAACTGTATATCCATACTATATTTGTATGTATGCTCAACTTCTGCTGCTGTTAATTCAAAAAAGTTTTTATTAAAATAATCAATCAGATATTCTTCAATAAATGCCTGTAGACCAAAGAATACCATTTTGTTCTGATTCTTAAGCATTGATCTTCGTGGGGTCCAGTAAGATACTAATTTCGTCAGTCCTTTCGGATAGATTTTATTATGTATCTGTTTATATGTGTCTGAGAGCAAAATTGCCATTGTATTCATTATTTTTCATTCTCCTTTTTATCATTTACAACTTTGTCAATCTGATCAGTAATATAATCAACTACATCTTTGCCAGTTTTGCCAACCGCTTGAATATTATCTGGTGTGATTTCATTTACAACTGCCATCGTATATATTGTTTCTGTACTTGGAGTGATAACCAAAGTAACTGCGCTGATGACAGATACTATCGCGCATTTCTTCATAAAACTTTTATGAGTTAATACAGATCCATAGTCTATGTCACCCTCAATGAATGCTATACATATCGCAATTATGCAGCATATTAAAATACATCCAGCAAGAATTTTCAAAGAATCTGCTCTACTTGCAAAATAAATCGTCCAAGGACTAATAATCGGTTTCATAATGCCTCCTTATCTAAACCTCTCAACCAGTTCAATCTTAGGACTTTCCAGATTTGTCAAAATCGTATCTGTCGTATAAATCTTCTCAATCAATCCATTATTTTTCAGAAGTTCTCCTTCATAAATAGTGTTTTCACAATGAGTTACATAAAGATAAATCTTACCTACACCGGCCTCTTTCAGCTTTTTAGCACTATAATAAAAAGTACCACCTCTGCTACAAATATCATCTACAATAAGGATATCTTTACCTGGTAACTGATCAATTTCACCTGATAAATCTAATCCTTTAATCTCTCCAGTTTCCCAATCTCTATTCTTAATACCGAAAGCATATGGAAGATGTACTGCTGAAGAATATCTTTTCATAGATCCCGCATCTGGATAAAACATCATGAGATTATTACTAGCAATCTTCTTGACAGCAGTTTCAATCATTCGATTCGGGGTTCCTACATGTACTTTATTAAATAATGCAGCAGATACATCAGAATGCGGATCTAAAACTTCTACTCTTCCAAAATGTAATGAATTAATAGTCTGAGCAAAATATTTTAAAGTAAATAATTCGTTCTCATGCTTGACTCGATCCATACGTGCATCTGGGATATAAGGCATATATAAATTAGGTACTACTCTATGGTCCCAACAATATCTAGTAATATATTCAACTGCTGTTAATTCTTCCATTGATTCAAAGAACCATTCAATATTATCTCTGTGCCATCCGCCAATAGGAGGAATATCCTTAAATAAGAATGTTCCATCCGGATATTTATCAAGTTTGATTTCTGCACCGTTTAATTTAATCATTTAGTTCACCTCAAAATAAAAATATTTTACTTCCCAATCGTCTTTAAATGTATCACGAACAGATAAAGCTATCTTTCCACATTCATTCATATGCGTTATAGCTAAGGTTTTCTGGCACGGGAGTCCTGCAGTTTTTATGTCTGCTTGACATCTTTCATGTAATTCTTCCACATTTAACTTCCCATATCTTAAAGTATCCTGATGCGGATTTGGAACATTAGTTAAATCTTTTACGTCAGGATTAATTTCTTCCTTATTACACTCAGTTGGGAATTCACCGGCTCCATGTCTAGTCATATATGTACGTGTCACATAACAAGCTTCTATATTAATCTCATCAGTCCAATTTACAGACTTTATAATTCTTGCAGGATTTTTAATACCAGTGTTAGATGGAGTAAGATGCGGGTAATATTCAGTATTATTTTGATCTAAAAGAAGCCCCTGCCCATTTTCAAATACTATGATATCGTATCCATCAAGTAATTGATCATCATTCACGACATGTATGTGCGACATCATAAAATCAAAATCTTCATTGTAATGGTCTTGAAGCCAAGGATTTTTGAAATGATTAAATAATTCTTCTTCTTGCTCAGATAACGTAATTCCCATGCGCTTGAACATATTCATATAATATGACCATGACGATGAATATGAAGTAATATGTTTTTTATAGCGTTGAATTGTATTATAAATACCCATTCCACAGCTTCCGTGTTTATTATTACCGCGGCTTTTCTCGATTATTTGATTTGCCATCATATCAAAAGGATTTGTAATCATACATTTTTCATGAACATACACATGAGGTTTCCATCCTAATTTCTTCAACTCTTCCCATTCTTCCCTAAATACCAGAGGATTTAAAATAAAATCCTCCGGTAAATAAGTATCTGCTCCGTTTAATGTTCCAGAGCCGAAATGGTGAAAGACATGCCGGGTTCCATCTGATTTTAATACTGTATGTCCTCTCTGAGCGCCGCCATTTGAACACACAACGATACAGTTATCTGCATTTTTAGTATAATAATCTGTTAATTTGCCCTTACCCTCGTCACCAAAGTTTGCTCCGATGACAATTTTTATATCTTTCATAAGTTATTCTCCTTACCAAACAATAGCTCCTGATTCATCTGTCTCTGCCTGAACTAATGGTGTTACTTCTGGGATGTTGTTGCTTTCATTTGCAGAAGTAATAATTTCTACAATTGTATCTGTAATATCATCAAGTTTATTAATTGTACAAAAATGCTTATCATCAAGATATTCTAAAAATGATTTTTTAATTTGCTCTTGGTCATACCCACCACGATGATTTACATTAATATGATAGATATCAAATTTCTCAGCAGTTTCTGTATACAAGTCTTTTGTTTCTACATCAGCCTGAAGTGAATCTCCTGTAGCATTTGATAAGCCACAATAATATGCTGTCCTTGGAAGATAAGGATTAAGTCTCTCATCACCAATAGTAATAATTACACCTTTTTTACCTCTATTCCAACAATCAAGTTTAGTATGACGAGATCCGAAATACCAAGCAGCAGTGTATGATTCAAACCAATTACCTCCGCCGCCAAATTCAAAGTAAATTTTATCAAGCTGTTCTGCAATTCTAATATCGGATTCAAACTGTGATGCCTGAATTGGATAAGTATCGTAAGCCAAATCTCCAATACCCATAATCATAAATTCTACGTCTTTAATCTGACCATATAATTTTGTCATGATTTCATTAAGTCTTTTTGCAATTTCTACTGCGGTCTGTCCCATAGATCCGGTGACATCTAAAGCCAAAATAACCGGTAAAGTATTCGGATGCTCTTCATTATCACAACATTCTCTAATAACACCTTTAGGATCGAGTGCTGCATCAATATTTTTTGCTTTAAACATTTCCTGGTTAGAATAGCTTCCTGTAACTACTCCTCGTGAATCAGTATCATATCCTCTTGCAGTTGAATAACTTACAAAACTTTTAGTATCCCAACTTCCACATCCCATAATTATTCATCCTCCTCTACATCATCTTCACTATCTTCTGTGTCTGTATCATCCATGCCAAAATCAAACATACCGTCAAATACATCACCCATACCACCATTCATCATCATAAATGGCATCATAGCACTCATTGGATTACTGTCTGTTCCAGTTCCGGTACCGGCCGCTCCATTCATCATCTGAGTCATCATCATGTATTTGAAGATTTTGTTTGCACTGTTCTTGTCTTTTCCAAGATTACTTCCGAACATCGATACAATCTTTCCATAGAAATAAGTATTTCCCATAAATACATGGCGCTCCGGCAGAATTGTTTCAACTGTAGAATCCTCATAATTGATTACAGTAATTTTTGTTTTATCTGCTTCAATAACGCATTTGGGTCTTCCATTTACAAGAATAATATCTCCTTTAGCCACCTTATTTGTTGGAATGACGAAGAAGAAGTTCTCATCTACTCCAGGAAATACAAAATTGCCGCAGTTTGTGAGCTTTCCGGATTTAACATTGTAGCTCTTATATCCATTGGAAGTTTTTACTGCAATATTACCGCTCATGGATAACTTACACATTCCACTACCAATTTTCCCAAACATTCCATTCATAAAATTATTCATCATTTTAATTTCCTCCATTGTTTAATTTAATTTCTATTGATTACATTAATCTGGCAGCTTTCCATTACATCAAGAGCCGCTTTATGCTTTTCCGGTGTTGATCCTGCGCAGCATGATGCATCAACTGTGATTTTTGCCTCTGGATAATAAGTTTTAATCAAAAGAGCGTTCGTAATAACACAGATATCTGTGCATATGCCAATAATTTCAATATCTAATAAAGAAGAATCATCTGCGATATCAAATGTTTCTTCCCAATCCCAGTCATCAAATCCAAAAGTAGATTTACAACATACCATAAAACTATCGAGATTTTTATAATCAAGTTCATCAACAATTTCCCAACCTTTAGTACCATACATACAATGTTCAGGAAGTTTTCTGCCCTCTGAAGTATCTGCGTAATCTGAATGATGAGTATCCTTTGTAAGAATTACATAGTTCTTATTATTCTTATATTCATCAAATTTCTCTTTTACATTCGGAATAATAGCCTGAGCTTCCGGCGTACCAAGTGAACCGGTTACAAAATCATTCTGTACATCAATCACAATCAAAACTTTCTTTTTCTCTTTTTCCATCTTCGTTCTCCCATTCTTTAATTTGCTGTGATCCATCTTCAACTTGCTGCTTATCATGTCTTGAATAATTATCTGCCGGACCATAAGCACCTTTATGTCGATATGAAGCATGTCCTTTACGAGTATTAGTTTTTACTGCAGTTCCACCCATGCCAAGTCGTCCACTGTGTCCTTTATGTAACATCCCCTCTTTAAAATCAGGATCGTTCAAAGTTTTATATCCATGATACATAAGTTCTCGTTGACTTATTAATTTTTTTCTACGTTCAATATTTCGTAGTCTTTGCTTTCTCAAATACCCTCTGTTACGTTCCGGCATTACTATTCCTCCAGTCTATACAAAATAATTGGTCCACCTTCAATATAGAACGTCGCATTGTAATCTATAAATTCTCTAGCCTCATCTTCTGTCATATCCTCATGGTTAACTAAAGATTCAACCATTTTTTCGTAATCATATATTGCTCTATCATCAGAAGAAATACCAAGAAACGCATCTTCATAAGATGGATTTGTAAAGAATATCGTTCCCTCGTATCCGGCCTCTAACAATAACCGTTCTGTTTTTGATACTTGGTCTTCATATATATTATCTGCATGTGCTTCAATGTCATCATGTAACGTCTCCTCTGGGTAATCTATAAGAGAATCCATAATATAAGAAGAAGTAATCATATTTAAAGCCTTATCTTCTGAAATTTGATATTTTCTTTGTAATACATCTTGCAATCCTTCAATGTATCCCTTAACACTTTCTGTAAGTTCTGACATATCTATCATTATGCGATCCTCACAATCTGTTCATATAGAACTATATCTTTTATTGTTATTGCTTTATTGTCGTGGTAATGTCCACACAACCAACGCTTATAATCAACATTGCACCTTATTTCTTCAAAATAATTAGTTAACTTATCTGGCTTATATAATCCATGTGATAATAATGCTGCTGTAGAAGAAGCTGTACAATGTGTCAGGATAAAATCTACTTTATTATCATGTTCTGCCAGATTCTTTATACCCTCATCCATCTCTTCTTGATTTGGCATTTCTCGTTCCCACCATGAAATATGATTGATTCGGTACATTTTATCCGGATCATCCCTCCATTCTTTTACTCTTGGATCGTCAATCTCTAATACTCCATCTGAAATATCATGACTTGAAGCTCCTCCAAAGGTAAAGAATTTTAATCCGTCTATATCAAATACCTGTCCTCTCATAAGATGAATTATCGATGGTTTAATAAAATGCACCTTACCACCATGCCATTCTTCTACCGGATAAGAATCTAATATATCGTAATTCTCATGATTTCCGTCAATAAAGAGTGTTGTGAAATGTTTCTCTTCAAGCCAATTCAGGTACCACCTTTGCTGCGGTGAATCTCTCCATATCCCAAAATCTCCAAGAATTATCACATAATCGTCCTTCGACATCTCACGCTGTTCGGGAAAAGAATCCATATTAACTCTATGGATCCAATCCCCATGCGTATCTCCAGTTACCCAAATCATGTCCGTGATCCCCAAATGAAGTAGTTAACACTTAAAATAAATAATGATATTGCAGAAGGCCAATAACCACCCGGAACAACATTATTCAGAACAATGCTCATGCATATCCCACTGATAATGAAACACACAATATTTTTTAATATCGTTTTAATCATTATTTCGTTAACTCTTTATACTGATCAAGCAAGGTCGCCAGTTCCGGATTCTCAGCCGCATACATTTCATATTTCTTTGTTACATCCATCTGCTTAATAACTGCATCCATATCTTTTTTAAGCTTCTCAGCTTTCTTTCTATTTTCAACACGCTGGTCATATGCAGATGTATCAACTCTACAGATAATTTCAGCAGTAATATTTTTATTATATTTTACTTCTGCTTCCGGTACTGTTAAAATTTCTTTAATAGTCAGAACATCCTTATTACAACCACTTACTAAAACCTGGTCCCCGGCCTTATATGTATTACCGTCATCAAAAACTGCATAATAATAGTCTTTTTTACAACAACAAGTTACTTCTTCAATTACTGCTACTGCATAATACCCTGTTAATTTTGCCATTTGTTCATTCTCCTTTTCTGATTTAATTATATTTAATAAATAACCTTCATACGTTTTAAACTTAACCATATCTGCTTATTTCCCAAATACTGATTTCAGTAATAAGAATACAAGCCAAATTCCTGTAGCAATCAACCAGCTGAAAGCGACCCCGAAACATAATGTGATCAATTTTATAATTACACATGTTACGATCCAACTTAAAGCTAATGCCAATAATGACACAATAATAAGTAAAATTCCCGTCATATTATTCTCCTTTTACAGTTGCCGTTCCTGATGTTAAGTCTCCTGCGTCAACAATTGTTGCTGCATTTCCACCTTGCACCTTCGGCACATCACCATTCCATTTATCAATTTTCTGTTTCTCAATAAGCTCTGGAGTAAGAGACTCAGCAATTTTCTTATTTGCTTCTGCTTCAGCATCCGCTTTAATTCTTGTTGCTTCCGCTTTACCTTCAGCAGTGATCTTCGCCTGTTCAGCCTCAATAGCGGCCTTTTCTTTATCCTGTTCTGCTGCAATAAGAGCAACTTCTTTATCTTTATCTGCCTGTACCTTTGCAGTCTTAGCTTCAATATTTGCAAGTTCCAGTTCCTGCTGTGCATTTACTTTCTTCTGAATAGCTGCCTGAGTTTCATCATCGGTTGAAATCGAAGTAAAGTTTACAGTATCAATGATAATTCCATATGGCTCAAATTTCTTTTTCAAGTATTTGTCAAGTGCTTCATTCAGTTCCTGGCGTTTATCACCAAATACATCTGTTACCGGATACTTAGCAGTTACTTCCTGTGTCCACGCTTTCATCTTTGGTTTAATGAAAGTATTTTTTACACTTTCACCGGACTGACCTTTAAATCTTGTAAATACATCAGCAACTTGATCCTGATCGAACTTATAAGAGAATTCCAAATCAACAAGAAGCTGTTTTCCATCAGCAGTAGGTGTTTTAAAACTCTCATCTTTTGGTGAATCACCTTTATCTTCTGAAGTCAGATAAGACTGTTCAATACCAATTGAATACAGTGATGTTTTTACTGTAGGTGAAATCAAATGCCATCCCTGTGGAAGAGTATCATTTGAAATTCCGCCGTTCATCTTGTATTCTACAGCTACATAACCAGCAGGAACTCTTACCGTACACTTTGCTACACAAATTAATCCTGCTACAATTATTACTGCTAATCCAACCCCACCTAAAAATCCTTTTCTCATTACTCATTCTCCTTATCTTTTTCTTTATTTTCTTCTCTATTTATTTCATCTGCTGCATCTTTCCAGATTCTATGTAAGAATCTCCCAAATGGATAAAACAGTGCAGATAATAGAAACCATAAAACTACAGCTCCAACTAATACTAAAAATATAAATACCGGATTCATATAATTCTCCTTACTACGGTATGCGTTTTCTTACGCATACCGTATAATTAAATTATCATTTATTATTCTGCTGAGTCTGACCGTTCAGAATTTTAACTCCACCGGTAGATTCTACAGTCTTAGCAGCAAGTTCTCTCATCTGAGCATATGCATCGTCAAGTTTCTGCTGTAATTCAACTTTTTCTGCTCTCGCATTAGCCAGATCCTCTGCAAGTCTTTCATTTTTATCTTCCAGAAGCTGTTTCTGATATTCAGCATCTTTCTTAAGTGCTCTGACCTCAAACGCATTTGATTTATCAGCATCGGCTTTACCTTTTTTAATACCTTCCTCTGTTGCTGCTGCAATCAATGTCGGAATCTCTTCTACTTTTGCTTCTAATTCCTTTACATGATCAGCTTTTGCATTCAGTTCTGTTTCTTTCTCAAGAGCCGCTGTTTCTCTAAGTTCCAAAATCTTTTCTCTAGCAGCTTTCTCATCTTCCCATTTATCATTTTCAGCTTTACGACTGCGTTTCAGATTATAGGTGTATTCATCTTCCTCACGACTACGAGTTAATTTAATTTCATTTTCTCTTGCTTTAGCTTCTGCATTGATAGAATCAATAATTTCCTGTTTCTGCTGCTTCAGCGACTCAATTTCAGCTCTCAGTGTGTCTTTTTTCTCTCCTAATTCAGCTTCAATCTCTGCTTCTTTCGCTGCCTGAGCCTCTTTTAACTCTTCATTTTTCTCTTTATAAGCATTGATCATAGCTGCCATAGCATTGGCTTTTGCTTCAATTCCATAAAGATCATCCAGTTCAATCTGCTTCATTGTAATTGCTTCTGTAAGATCATTGTACTTCTTGATAATCTCCGGATTAAAAATATCTTCTTTAGCTGTTTTATCTGCAGATTCGATAACTTCTACCTTTTTAGCCTTCGCTGCTTCTTTTGCAGGATCATCAATCATTCGGTCTCTTGTATCAAGTTTCTCCACTGCTGCCTTATACGCTTCCATAATTTCTGCCTTTGTTGATTTCATTGTAATTTCTGCCATGTTTTTAGTTCTCCTTTTTCTCTGTGTTTTGTTTAATTAAATTTTTATATCAAAGCTATAATAGCTTATCAATCATTGCCAATATTATCTTTATACAGAATAACCTTTTTCTCTTCAAGCGATCTCTGTACATCAATTACTCTTTGATTAGTCGATCCAGCCCAATGATAATTTACATCTGCAAGATCTTTGTCAAACATACCATCAATAAGAACATCGACTCCTAATAATACGGGTGTTAAAGTATTTACAATTTCCTCCCAAGTATATCCGGTATAAATCCAAATAGATTTACTTTTACCATATTTCAATCGAATCTGATGAATTAAACTACAAACTTCAACTCTGTTGTTTGCATTTAGCGGATCTCCGCCGGAAAAAGTAATCCCAGAAATATAATCATTATCAAGCTGTTTAAAAATCTCTTCTATTGCTGTATTATCAAATGGAATTCCAGATTTGGTGTCCCATGTTTCCGGGTTTTGACAGCCATTGCAATAATGATCACAACCGGAAACAAAAAGGGTGACTCTTAATCCTGGCCCATTGTTCATGTCGTCATGTTTAATATCGTGATAATTCATTACATTTTAACTCGCTTTCTTAATTTCTTTAGGATGAGAAACATAATATAATTCCATACGTAGTCTATAAGGTAATTCCATTTTATATTTCAAATATAATTTTTGCATATATTCAACATCATGTCTTTTATAATTAATTGCAGTATTTATTTCTTTAGGTAGAAAACAGCACGTTGCAGGCGAATATATTTTATTACCTTCATATAAGAAATCTTTATCAAGTTCTAATGGATAATTACATTCATATATATTATGGTTATACCATTCAGCAAAAATTTGAAAATTTTGAAATGGTTCTGCTACAGTACATCCTATATATGAGGGTTGTCTTTCATGATATTTATCATCATAACAACGAACAAACATGCTAATCCATTTGATATATTCTTCTGTTTTTATATTATTATTTCTAGCGGTATAATTACCAACTCCATAATATCCTATATTATATACAGACCTTTTATATGGATTTTTTATCTGACCATTTTTGATATTTTGTAAAGTTGTCCAAATAGTAACATCTGGATTATCATTAAATTTTATTAAAATTTCATGTCTTCCAATATAATCTAAAATGGTAATTTTATATCCTTCGTTAGTAGTATATTCTCGTCCAATATATTCTCGAAAATCTTTTGTTATATTACATCGATCTCCTCTCTGCAATTTCAGCCATTTTCGCTTTATTATATCTTGTATCACCGTGAACACGAGTATAACCAATATATCCGTTCATGCGATCTATCTTTGTAATGTCTTCGCTGCCACATTTAGGACACATATCCATATTTAATTCTTCATAGCCACAATGTTCACAATAAGATAACGCCAAATTGACACCTTCGTAATATCCCATCTTCATTGCTCTTCTGATTAAAGTAACAACAGCTTCACGATTGTAATTGATCGGATAACGTACATACTGGATTTTGCCGCCATTAAACAGATTCCAAAATCTATTTTCCAGATCTTGTTTCTGAATTGGTGTAATATCTTCAGTTACATGGCAGTGGAAACTATTGCTTACATATTCTCTATCAGAAACTCCTTTCACAATGCCATACATCTTACGGAACTGTTCCACCTGCAGTCCACATAAACTCTCTGCTGGTGTTCCATAAATCGCATATAATAATCCGTCCTCATGTTTAAATTGAGTAATCTTTTTATTAATGTATTTCATTACATCTACAGCAAACTTACCATCCTCAACTAATGACTTCTTATTATAAAGTTCCTGCAATTCATTCAAAGCAGTAATTCCAAATGATAAAGTCATAGGTTTAAGAATTGAACGTATTTTTTCATCTGGTTTTAAATAACCATTAAGGAAGCCACCTTCACAATATGCCAATGGATTCGTACTAGCTTTCATTTCACCAATATAGTCATATGTTCTCTTATGAATGCTACGTATCATCTCAAGATAATAATCCAATACTTCATAGAAATCTCTACTTTCACGCTGCGCTTTTGCCAAAATCATTGGAAGATGAAGGCTTACAACACCAAGATTGAAACGTCCTTCAAAAATTGCTTTATCGTTCTCATCCTCCGGTTCTATTCCACCTTTTTCATACCAAGGACTTAAGAATGCGCGACACCCCATTGGACTAACAACTGTACCATATTTTTTGTACATACTTGGTACATATCCTTCACCTGTTAGAGATAACCAGTCTGGATACATTGTCTTCATACTACATTCAATACCTGCATTAAATACATCTTCATTAACCTTTCCTGGTCCATGTAACTTCTCATCATATAAAAATACCAATTTGGGGAATAACACAGGTTTCTTATTACCGGCTTTACCTTGGCCTTCTTTATGAACATTTAAGAATGTAATAGAAGCCATTTTACCAAATTTTGTGGTTGAGAGACCGAATGTCATTGTTACAAATGGATAATCGCCTCTTGATGATCCTACGGTATTTAACTTATACTCAATTCCTTGCCATCCCTGTTCAAAATCTCTTTTAACTTTTTCAGTTGCATATTCACATGCTTTTTCTGCAATTTTATATTCAGATGTTGAAAGCACATCAATATATACACCATCAATATCAGAATAAAAGATTTCCAAAAATTCTTTATAATATTTCTGATAACTTTTTTCTGCATATGGTTCCAAAATCTTGTCTACTTCCGGTACTGTGA